CATCACAGTAGAATTGTAGAGTTTGATCTAGCAAGTAAAGAATGTGTTTGGAGTTATGTAGACAACATGCCTCCTAGTTTCTTTTCACCTTACATGGGTAGTGTGCAAAGACTGTGGAATGGCAACACATTTATTTGCGAAAGTGCATTTGGCAGACTGTTTGAAGTCACACCAGAAGGAGATACTGTTTGGGAATATGTTATTCCTGACTTTGCAGAGTATCCTGCACCATTGAATGAATTTATTACAGGCAGACAAAACTCGTGTTTCAAAGCACACAGATACAAGGAGTGGCAATATGGTTTATGATAAAGCTACAGATCCAGATGCTGGACTTAGATTAGATTTTACGTCTAGAAAACGTGAAGGCTTTATGTCCTCAACTGGTGATTCAATGCGACATGAGATGCAACGAATGGCTGATAAGATCAATGAACTTGAAAACAGAATAATAAAATTGGAAGAAAAATGATTCCAGTAATAGATTTAAAATCAGACACAGCTCTCAAAGAAATAGAAGAAGCATACACTTCAATAGGATTTGCAGTTTTTACTAATCATTTCAATGAACAAGAACAACGCACATATAATTTGTGGTTTGATACAATGAAACAGTTTTTTGAACTTGATCAAGAAACCAAACTAAAGTATCCATATGAAAGCGACACAAATTTAGGTTATTCAGTTATGGGTGCAGAAAATGTTGATCCTACTGCTCCAAAAGATTTGAAAGAAAGTTTTAACTATAACAATGACAGAATGGGCGACCATTTGTGGCCTGACATTGAAGGTTTTAAAACCACTGCTAGAGCAACTGTGGATATAGCAGATAGATTAACAATTAAAATTATGATGATGTTTGATAGAATATTAAACAGAGCAGACATGCCACTTACACGTTGTCATAGAGAAAACTATAGCACAACAAGAGTTATTCATTATCCTGCATACACAGGAGAAATTGAAAAGAAACAAATGCGAATTGGTGAACATAGCGATTACGGAACTATCACTCTACTGTGGCAAATCAATGATGTACCAGGACTTGAAGTACAAGACATTAGTGGTGATTGGCATCCTGTACCTTATGCTGACAATGGTGTGGTTTGCAACATTGGTGATTTACTGCAAAGATGGACCAACGACTATTTCAAAAGCACAAAACATCGTGTCGTAAATACACATATAGATCAAGAACGTTGGAGCATGCCACACTTTGTAGATCCTAAACCAGGTACAATGGTAGAAAACTTAACACAAGAACCAGCAAAATATGAACCCATTGAAAGTTTGGCATACTTGAAATGGCGTCTAGCACAGAGTTATTGATATGGCAAACCTAGTAGTAGTCGGAACACAATGGGGAGATGAAGGCAAAGGCAAATTTGTTGACATACTATCCGAACAGGCTGACACTATTGTAAGGTTTCAAGGCGGCCATAATGCAGGACACACAATTAAAATAAGCAACCAAACCTATAAACTTTCTCTGTTGCCTTCTGGTATAATTAGATCAGATAAGACAGCAATCATTGGCAATGGTGTTGTGTTGGATCCATGGAAACTGCTGGATGAAATAAGATTGGTAGAGTCAATGGGTATTAAAATTGGCGATAGATTAATGATTGCTGATAACATTCCGTTGATACTACAGTATCACAGAGAATTAGATCAAGACAGAGAAGAACAAGCTGGTACCAATAAAATAGGCACAACTGGCAGAGGCATAGGTCCAGCATACGAAGATAAAGTGGGTAGACGTGCAATTAGAACAGGTGATCTCAAAGATTTAGATCATCTCAGAGCAAGACTTAAAATAGCACTTCAGCATCATAACAAATTAAGAAATTATCCTGTACAAGAAGATTGGTTATTTGAACAGATAAGTGATATTGCCAAAGACATTGTTCCATACATTGGGCCTGTTTGGGAACACATGCATGAACTAATGTCTGAAAACAAACAGATTTTGTTTGAAGGTGCCCAAGGTTCCATGCTAGATGTTGATTGGGGAACATATCCTTATGTAACAAGTTCAAACACATTGGCAGGAATGGCCAGTATTGGCACAGGTGTGCCACACAATAAAATACCAAACGTGCTGGGAATTACAAAAGCATACACAACTCGTGTTGGTGAAGGACCAATGGAAACTGAATTGTTTGATGAAGTTGGAGAACACCTTGCAACTGTGGGTAAAGAAAAAGGCACAGTAACTGGTAGAGGCAGACGTTGTGGTTGGTTTGATGCACCATTGGTTAAAAAGACCTGTATGTTAAATGGTGTAACAGGAATAGCATTAACAAAAATAGATGTACTAGATGAGCTTGGAACAATTAAAATTTATAACGGAGAAGGTTATGAAGAACACAAAGGTTGGATGACAAGCACATATGGTATAACAGACCACGAACTGTTACCCAAAGAAGCTAAGAATTATATAAAAAGAATAGAAGAATTAGTTGGAGTGCCAGTGATACAAATTTCTACAGGTCCTGATAGAGATGAAACTATCACACTTCAAGATCCATTCAAATAAGTATTGACAAGTGCTTAAAAATGTATATAATAAAAGGAAATCAATAACTAGGCGTATAATATGGCAGTAAAAAAGAAATACTATAGCTGGCAAGACCTTGAAGATCAAGTACAAGATCTTGTATATCAACTCTATAAATCACCGTGGAAACCGGACTATATAGTAGGCTTAACACGTGGAGGACTAACTCCAGCAATAATTTTAAGCAATAGATTAACAATTCCAATGTACGCATTAGATGTTCGTTTGCGTGATGTTTCAGAAGGTTATACTGCTGAAAGCAACAAATGTATGGCACAAGATGCACTAGGTTATGATGAACGATCAGATGGCATTAAATGGAATACAGATAAAGCAAAGAACATACTGATTGTGGATGATATAAATGATTCTGGTGCAACGTTTGAGTGGATTAAACAGGATTGGGAAAACAACTGTGAACCACGCAATGAACGTTGGAAACATGTATGGCATCAGAATGTTAGGTTTGCAGTACTAACAAACAATCTTGGAAGTACGCAAGACGTAGACTTTTATGTCGACGAAGTTAACAAAACGGAAAAACCAGTTTGGCTGGTATATCCATGGGAGTAGCAAATGGCTAGATATTATACTGTACGTATCAGTGGTTATGGTGGTGAAAGTGTTTACGGCAAAATCACCAAAGAACAATATGAGTTTTGGAGCAACGAAGAAGAAGTAGAAAAAGTCTTCGAAGATCATTCAGGTGCTCTTAATGAATACTTTTGGGATCAAGAAGAATTCAATGATAAGATTCCAGAAGAAGCACAATTTGATTGTGATTGGTATGATCTAGATGATATTGAGCATAGCAATGGCTGTGAACTCAGTTCAGCAAATCTAGAAATATGTGAAGTTGAAAGTGATGATTATATGGCAGAGCATGTGGCAGATGTATGGGATGGCGATGTCAAACAATTAATCACAGAGCAAGACATTGAAGTTGATGAAAGTATTTTAGACTTGGATGATCATGCTACAAAAGATGGACACAACTATGTATTTTATGGTATGAGTGTTGAAAAGGGTGGTTTTTATTTTGCAACAATAGAATTAGGTGACGATGAAGAATTTGATATTAAACTACTCAATTTTGATTTATGTGAAATGCCAAACGGGGATACAATCATTAATGATGTTTCCTATAAAGGCGAGTTTTTGGATAACGAAGGTGGTGATACAACAGGTAAATCTTTGGATTTTAATGTCTGGGATTACTGACTATTTTGGTCGTTTAGGAATAGCGACCAGTATATTTTTTAACACATTGTTTGGAGGAGAAAACAATCAAACAGTTAGTGCAAGGAATTACGAACGCAGGAAACAGGGTTTATCAAACATCTGTTGGTTTATTGACGGCTTTTTCGGTGAAGGGCATTGTAAACGTGCATGGGCTAAATGGACAGTTATCAACAATGCAATCTCGCATTATGACGACATTAACCAACAGCTCGAACTTGGAGATAAGACACCTCCACAGGTATACTACGACGGACAACGATTGTATCAAAAACTGTATAGAAAAATGATAAACTATACTAAAGGAGATACAGATGGACAAGGAAAAACCTGAACCTGCAGATGATGAAGATGACGACAAAGTGGCTGAAAGAGGCTACGATTAAAGGAGGAAGATATGGCATTTGAATGGCATAGAATACACAAACATGAAGAACAAATTGAAAACGATATTTTTGATCGAGTAAGTGAACAGGTACGTGAACACTATGAAATTGAAGATGTTTTAGATTTAACAAAAGACCAAATCGCAGAAATTGAACACTTTATGGAAGAATACATAGGTGAATATAGTGTAATGCGAAGTGGTTTTGCAGACCTGTTTAACCATCTTGAGAACAATGAGTGAAAACCCTCTGGGGTATGGTCCTACTGTGGACACTCGTTATAGAAGATCAAAACGGAACTGACTTAGAAGCCAGCAGAAAAATGGTTTACTTTGATTATTACAAATGTGCAGAAGCGGCTCACAATGTAAATCATGCATTGATGAACGTACCTAAGTTTAATGGAGTTGCATATTGTATTCCAACTCCTACAGAAAAAGTTACAATAGAGAAATAGATGAAAATTGCAGTATTTGGTTGTGGTTATGTTGGCGGTACTGTAGCTGACTGGTTAGAATCACAAGAACACACAGTTTACAGAATTGATCCAAAACTTTATCCAATGACAGATAAAGAAGAAGCTCTCATGGAGTGTACACATGTTATTATTGCAGTACCTACACCAATGCAGGAAGATGGTACATGTGATGATAGTGCAGTAAAAGAAATATTGTCAGATCATGCAATGGATTACCGACACAAGATACTGTTAAAAAGCACAGTTACTCCTGATCTAATAAACAATTATCCTGTACAGGTTTGTGTATCGCCTGAGTTTTTAAGAGCAAGACATGCCAAACAAGACTTTGAAAACTCCGAAGTTCTGGTGATAGGACATCATGACAACAACAGTCGAGATGCAGATGAATGGGCAGAATTGTTTGCACCTTTAAATTGTCCTGTAACCAAGTGCAGTAGAGAAACTGCTTCAATGATCAAATATACACACAATGCATGGTTGGCCACAAAGGTTGCGTTTTTTCATGAACTGTTTAAAAGAACTCGTAACATGGAAAATTTTAATTACAACGACTTGAGCATGACACTTTCAAGAATGAAAAATATCGGTGCAAGTCACATGATAGTGCCCAACGATGAAGGCGGATTAGGATACACAGGACATTGTTTTCCCAAAGACATTGAAGCATTGACAAACTTCTTTAAACATAGTATACTAGAACAAGTAAAGGCGACAAACAAACAATTAAATAAGGATAGAGTATAATGGAACCAAAAGATCCAAGTAAGAAACATTTTTATATTAGTTTAGTAAAGAGTGGTATACGTATTGTTGCAGGTGCATCATTGATATATGGTAATATTATATTGGCTGGTGGGTTACTTGTGATTGCAGAAGTATTAGGAATTGCAGAAGAACTATGAAAAAACTTAGATATAGCGAAGCATTTTATTCAGTACAAGGTGAAGGCAAATTTGTAGGTGTGCCTAGTGTATTCCTACGTACTTTCGGTTGTAACTTTCGCTGTATGAATTTTGGTTTGGATAGATCTGAATCGATGCGAGATGTAAAGCAAAAAGAAGGAATCATACATAATCAAGAAGTACAAGGATTGTTAGACGACAGAGTACACGAAACAACAAATAGATTTGAAGATTTGCCAATTATACACACAGGATGCGATACATATGCAAGTATCTATCCTGAATTTAAACATTTTAATATGCTGAAAGACGTAAATGAGGTTGTTGATCATTTAGTCAGTCTATTGCCAGAAGGCAAATGGACACAGGATAATGGCCAGGACATACACTTAATAATGACTGGCGGTGAACCGTTGTTGGCGTGGCAACGACTGTACATTGAACTATTTGAACATCCACGTATGAAAGATTTAAAAAATGTTACGTTTGAAACAAACAGTACTCAATTATTACATGATAATTTCAGAGACTATCTCGACAATCACGAAAGAATTACATGGACATTTTCATGTTCGCCTAAACTCTCCGTTTCTGGAGAACCTTGGGATACTGCTATCAAGCCTGATGTCGTTGCTGATTACTACGGCGTACAAAACAGCGATCTTTATCTCAAATTTGTTGTTGCTGATCGTACAGATATTGACGAGGCTGGCAGAGCTGTTGACGAGTATCGCCAAGCAGGCATCGAATGCCCTGTATATCTTATGCCATTGGGTGGTAGGTCTGAAGAGTATAACCTCAACGTTAAAGAAGTGGCAGAGATATGTATGGAAAAAGGCTGGAGGTTCACGCCAAGATTACACATCAGCCTCTTTGGAAACGCCTGGGGTACATAGTAACAGTCAATTGGATAAAGCTATGAAGGCACCAATTAATATAGAAGAAATAAGAAAAAGAGGATTTTAATGTTCAAAAAGATTGTAGCAAACATACCTGAATTCTGTATGTCTCACTGGTTGCTCAGGATACCAGTGGCCATTGTTTTTATTCAACAGGGTTTGGACAAATTACCCGTTGATGTAGAAACTGCTGAATCATTTGGTTTAACATATTTGGTTTGGTGGGTAGTAGCATACGGTGAATTAGGTGCTGGTATTGGATTACTGATAGGCGGATTATTGGCCGGTTGGTTTTGGTTACGTGAATATGCAGATGTATTGACAAGATTTTCAGGTATTACTGTAGCAAGTATTATGACAGGTGTGATATGGATTGGTGAACCTGAAAGTTTTTGGGACGTTGTTTGGTATGATAACTTGCATGTATTTTTATGGGTAGGCGGAATGTATTTTGCATTAAGAGGTAATCGTACTTGACGGAAATCAAACACACCATAATGAGTGCTAGTTGTGAAATCATCTGGCACTTCAATTGTGGTAACTGTAAAAATTGGTTCAGCTATGCAACCACAGATGCATGGAAGCCAAAAAAGATGACATGCCCTCATTGTGCAACAACGGCAGAAAATATTTCTATGTTGCACACAGCCTTTGATATTATACCAGGCAAACAAACATGTCCACATTGTGGACTAGAAACGGATCCGGAATGAAAATAGTAGATGATGTAAAGAAATACTTTGCGAAACGTAAAAGTACAAAAGACAAAAAGGTTGCTGATGAAATCAAAGCACCTTATATAAAAGTAATCAAAATTGGCTTTCAAGAAGATGACCCAACCAAAGGTGGGTATTTTGAATTGGATTGGAATGACCTATTTGTGCAACAATTACGTGAAGCAGGTTATTCAGGAAGCACACCAGAAGATGTGGTTAATCTTTGGTTCAATGATTTGTGTAGGAGTGTAGCATTTGAACAAGAACAAGGTGCTCCCCCAAGTAACTGAACAACTAGACATGAAACCCGCAAGGGTTAATCCTGCTCGGATACACATAATATATCCAGGTGGAGCAGGTGGTAACTTCATGATGCAGATGTTAGCAGATATGTTCAATATCCCTATGCAACACGAAGTTACTGAAAAGAACGAATATAGATCCCGAAATAATAGATTTATGAGTCATAATCATTTATGGTTAGACTGGAAAAATCATCCACAACTCAGTCAAAAAGAATGGGGTGAGTTTCTACTGTATGGTGTTAGACACAAATCTACATTTATTGTTATAAATTCACGTGATCCATATTACACAATAAGTTTGGGTGCAATCAAAAATGGTGAGTGGGAAGGCAAAACTTTGCCAGATAGAACAGACGATTATCATGCACACAAATGGCGAAAACAGAGTAGACGTTCGTATCTTTGGGTAAGAGATGAATTTAGAGAATGGCAAATTCCGCATGTGTATCTTGAATACCATGATTTGTTTTATGATGCCGTGGAAGAAAGTCTGCAACGAATATGCACACAGGTGGGCATACAGGTTGACAATTTGGACAAATATGTTAAAATGATTAATGAGTATACTGCAAAGAATGATGAACTGATAAAGAGGTACAAGAGTGACATATATTTTAGTAGATACGGCTAACATGTTTTTCCGTGCTAGGCACGTGGTACGTGGCGATAGCATTGACACAAAAATTGGTATGGCCATGCACATTATGTTTAACTCAATAAACAAAGCATGGAATGACTTTGATGGTTCACATGTGGTGTTTTGTTTGGAAGGTCGTTCATGGCGTAAAGATGTGTATGAGCCTTACAAAAGAAATCGCAAAGTGGTTGCTGATGCTCGCACACCCAAAGAAAAAGAAGAAGATGAAGCATTTTGGGAAGCCTTTGATGAACTGTACGATTACTTAGAAAAGAAAAGCAACTGCACAATATTACAACACGAACAATGCGAAGCAGATGATTTTATTGCAAGATTTATACAAAACCATCCAGATCATAAACATGTCATTATCAGTTCAGACTCTGACTTTTATCAATTGATTAATGATAATGTGTCGCAGTACAATGGAATAATGAATCAACACATCACAATAGATGGTGTATTTGATGATAAGAATAAACCTGTAATGGATAAGAAAACAGGTGAACAAAAGCAAATAGGTGATCCACAATATTTGCTATTTGAAAAGTGTATCAGAGGTGATTCTTCTGATAACATTTTTTCAGCATATCCTGGTGCTAGAAAGAAAGGCACAAAAAACAAAATAGGAATGATGGAAGCCTATGCAGATAGAGAAAGCAAAGGTTTTACATGGAATAACTTCATGTTGCAACGTTGGGTGGATCATGAAGATGTAGAACACAGAGTGCTGGAAGATTATCAACGAAACAAAACTCTGATTGATTTAACTGCACAGCCAGATGATATCAAAGCAGTACTAGATGAAACAATCACAAACAAGGTAAATACTTTGCCCAAGGGACAGATTGGGTTACACTTTTTGCGTTTTTGTGGCAAATGGAACCTACAAAGGTTAAGTGACAAAGCCTCCGATCATAGCAAATATTTAGGTGCATCATATTAGAGGAGTATAAACATGAGACTGACGATTATCGTGTTATTAGCCACGTTGTGGACCTCTGTGACTTTTGCTAAAGAATCACCACCAGAACCAACATTACCTTCACCACAAATTAATATGTATCTTGCAATAAACGGATTTTGCAAACCGCAAGATTTTGGCTGGCAGGCCGCGGCCGCATTAAAACAAGAACCTTTATTTTATGGACAACTTCTTGTTAATATGGGTCCACATCCAACACAGAGTCAACCAGTATGGACACAACTGTGGGCTATGGTTAACCAAGATACAGGACATTTTAGTATGTTTGCTAGAATGCCAGACGGAATGATGTGTCTGTTAGGTTCCGGAAATAACTTTACGCCATACACAGGTCCAGCATTAAAAGATATTGTTCCATCAGAATAATTAAACACCACTAAAACTTGTTGAGTCGATAAATACTGTTATAATACAGGATACGACAATGGCGAGACCTAAACCAGAATTAATACTAGAACACGTAGACAAGAAGACTTTTAAGAGTGAACAAATACTAAAGGCAAATGCCATTTATGCAGTCTACTATGAAGGCAAACCAATTAACCTACGTGTTAGCAATTATGCCGCAGATTATCCAGGACCCAAATATAAAAAAGTCAGCTTTAGTAACAGTGGTCATGCTTTTAATCTAGCAGAAAGACTCAACAAAAAGTTTACGACAAAATCTTTTACTGTTGTCATGCTAACAGATGGACAAATCATCCAGGAAACAGATCTTACGTGAAAAAATTCTAACTGACGCAAAAAAAGAAGCAGTAGAAAAATTCAATCCCCTCCAAATATTTTATGGCAAAAGCCTTCGTTTGAAAAGCACAGGGCTGATGTTTTTAGAAAAACATTACAAAAGTTATGAGTTCAAAGTAGAACAAGATTGGACCAAACGTGCTGGCACACTTATTCGTTTAGATCGAGCAATGAATTGGCCTTGGTATATTACAAAAAAACATTTGATTCTGTTTGAAGAAGAAGCATCAGTTTGGTTAAAAATGTATGGTGATGCTGATACTTGGTTAAATATTTTTGCGGAATAAAAAATGTTACCAGTACAGTTTGAAATAGAAATCACTTCTAAATGCAATGCTCGTTGCCCAGGTTGTTCGCGAACACTAGATGGCGACACACATCCTGATCTTGATATGTTGGAAATCACACTAGAAGAATTTAAACACATATTTCCTCCAGAAGTTATCAATGAACGTCATTTTGGATTTTCAGGTGTGTATGGTGATCCAGGCATGGCTCGTGACATACTGCCTATCTGTGAATATCTATTAGAAAATAATGCTGATCAAGTTTATTTGGATACCAATGGCGGAATGCAAACTGAATCATTTTGGAATACCATGGGCAAACTGAGTGAATCATATGAACAAAGATTATGCATAGTATTCAATGTAGACGGCTATACAGATACAAATCATATGTATCGTGTTAATGTAGATTGGCAAAAACTGTTGAACAACATGACAGCATATGCATCTACAGGTGGTAGAGCTAGATGGCAATACATAGAGTTTGATCACAATGCACACGACATTGACAATGCACGAACTTTGGCACAAAAACTTAATTTTGAATTTAGACTGCGTCGATCTGCTCGTAACTATGTGCCGTGGACCACAACTGTAAAACGAAAAAACACAACTGAAACATACCAAGTAACCACTTCAAATTTGCACACAGAAGCACGGAAAAAACACCAAGTATATAACAATATGTCCAATCTAAAAACTGTTAAATTTGACGACATAAACTGTAGACTGATACATCAAAGACAAGCATATGTGTCACACGATCAACGATTATGGCCCTGTTGTTGGTTTGGAGATATGTATCATGACAGCATAAGAGAAGCAGAAGGTCGTGCAAAACTGCTTGAATTAGAAGCCTTGTACGGCACAGATTGGAACAATTTGAAACACAATTCAATTGACAAAATATTAGATCACGAGTATTATAAAGAAGTATTAGCAGATAGTTGGAACACAGAACACAATCTTTATATCAGTAGGTGTGTAGTTGAATGTGGTGGACATGGAAACAGAAGAAAAACACAATTTTTTTAAAAAAAGATGCATAAAAAGGTTGACCTTTATACCAAGATGTCATACTATAATAGTGTAGGTAGAAAAAAATAGGAGTTGAATATGCCAGCAACAATGATAGAAGATCGCAGAACAGTTAATACTGTACAGTTGAAGAAGCAGGTGTTACGTGCTTTTAAACTGAAACGACCACTGTTTGTATGGGGTGGACCAGGTATTGGTAAATCTATGCTTATTGAACAGATTGTCGATAGTGGTGATCTTGGTAAAGCATGTATGTTTGACATGCGATTAGGTTTAGTTGAACCCACAGATATTCGTGGTGTTCCTTATTATAACAAAGAATCAGGAAAGATGGATTGGGCTGATCCAGTTGATCTTCCTTCAGAAGAAGTTGCTAAACAGTATGATACTGTCGTACTGTTCTTAGATGAATTTAACCAGGCTGTACCAGCAGTACAGGCCGCAAGTTATCAGCTAGTGCTTAACAGACGAGTTGGACAGTACAAACTGCCTGACAATGTGGTTGTTATCGCGGCCGGTAACAGAGAAACAGACAAAGGTGTTTCTTACAGAATGCCTAAGCCGTTGGAGAATCGTTTTGGACACTTTGAATTGAAGTGTGAATTTCTTCCATGGTTGGATTGGGCAGTGAAGGTTGGTACAAAGAGACCAACTCCTATTCATCCTGATGTGGTTGGTTATCTTACTTGTCACAAGCAAGACTTGTACACCTTCGATCCTACTTCAAGTTCACGAGGCTTTGCTACTCCTAGAACTTGGGAGTTTGTGAGCGATAACCTTGAAGGTATCGAAGATACTGACTTTACAGACAATGATATCATTGACATGGTGAGTGCTTATGTTGGTGAAGGACTTGCTCTTAAGTTCAACACTCACATGAAGATGAGTGCTAAAATGCCTAACCCAACTGATATTATATCAGGTAAGGTTACTGAAGTTGCATCAGATACTGATGTTAGTGCAAAGTATTCTTTGTCAACTTCGATTGCATACGAGTTGAAAGAGCTTCTTGAAACTACTGAACGTAATGGTAAAGAAGAAACTTTTACCAAAGCAATGGATAATGTTCTTGCTTTTATGATGAAGAACTTTGAAACTGAATTGGTTCTTGCTAGTGGTAGGGTGATGTTGAACACTTACAAATTACCTGTTCACCCAAAGAAGAACAAACATGCTCCTGAGTTTTTCAAGAGATATGGTAAACTCATCCTTGGAACTGATGATGAATAAAACCCAATTAAGGGAAAGAGTGGTCAGGCGTCTTTACGGAGATGCCTGGCGTGACAACTGGAAAACTATTCCAGAAGCATTAGAAATTGCATTATACAAAGATGAATGGAAAAAGAATGTCAAACCATTGGTGTTTAAAAATGTTACTGGCAAACATGATCTACTCCGACAATGGCACCAATGGTTTGCAAAAAACAATGTCAGCAGATTAGATTACGAAGTTTACACACAGGAACAAGAACAGTACACAGGGCGAATGGAACTGAATGAAGCTCACGTTTATATACATGATGAACAAATTAGAGCTTTTTTTAAATTAACACATTTTAATGGTTGACAAAAGAAGCAAGATGTCATACTATATAAGTATAACATAGGAAAGAGAGATTATGGGAAAAAGTGTAGCACAAGAAGAAGCAGAAATGCAAGGACAGATATTTGATCAAGCTATGGGTTCAGATATGAAAGATGCACACACCAAAGAAGATAAGATGCGAGAAGCAGTCATGGCCAAGTATAAAAACGTGGACTATGATGCTGAACTAACAGATGCAGAACGCAATGATATCAGAGAAAAAGTTATTCGTGCCAGAGTGCAGATGCTTTTTAAACATCCGTTTTTTGCTCAACTGGCTATACGATTAACACTGGTTGAGATCACAGATGCATGGTGTCCTACTGCCGCCACAGACGGTCGTAGCATGTTCTACAATCCACACTTCTTCAAAGTGTTGACACAGGCAGAAATTACTTTTGTGGTTGCACATGAAGTGATGCATTGTGTTTATGATCACATGACGCCCATGGCAGATTATGATGACAAAAGGCTGTTTAATATTGCCGCAGATTATATTATTAACATGGATCTTGTAAAAACAGGTGTTGGTGAAATGCCAGCAGTTGGTTTATTAGATTACCAGTATGAAGGTTGGAACAGTTTTGAAGTTTACAATCATCTCAAAGAATTGAAAGACAAAGGTGAACTTCCACCAGAATTGCAAACACTTGATGTACACATCATGATTGATGAAGATGGTAACATTGAAGTTAAAGAAGGTTCTGGAGGCGAAGAAGAAGGTGACGGCAAAGGTGACAAGCCCGGTAAAGGCAAGCCTAAGCTCAGCAAAGAAGAGAAACAACAGATTGCTAATGAAATAAAAGAAGCAATGATAAATGCGGCTCAGAACGCAGGTGCTGGAGATGTACCAGCTGGTATCAAGCGAATGATTGATCAAATGACTGCACCTAAACTGAAGTGGCAGGAATTGGTAAATGCAAACATTGAATCATGTGTAAGAAACAATTACACATTCATGAGGCCCACACGAAGAGGTTGGCACTCAGATGCTATTATGCCTGGTATGGAAAGAGATCAAGAAATTGACGTTTGTATTTGTATGGACATGAGTGGTAGTATTACCAACAAACAGGGCATGATGTTTATCAGTGAAATACATGGCATGATGCAACAGTTCGCACAATACAAGTTGAGAATTTGGACATTCGATACAGAAGTGTATGGCTATGATGAATTTACAAGTGATGACGGCAGAGAAATTACTGAGTATGAATTGCTTGGTGGTGGAGGCACAGACTTCATGTCCAATTGGAAATACATGAAAGAAAATGATATTGAGCCTCAACAGTTGATTATGTTCACAGATGGTATGCCATTTGGTGAATGGGGAGATCCTAATTACTGTGATACATTGTTTGTTATCCACAGTCATTATGATAAAACACTAGAAGCACCGTTTGGCAGAACTGTGCATTTTGAAGATGAGGCCGCATGAAAATAAAAAGAGTTGACGAACAAGGTTTTGCTCTCAGCGAAGAAGATGTAACTAGTCTTGCTGGCACAGAGCTTTGGTTTAAATTAATGCAAAATAGAGTTATTGTTCAAAGCGAAGGTTTTGATCAACAAATCATGAATGAAATCAATATAAGTAATTACTATTACATTGAAGAAGTTCATGCAAAAGAGGGTTACGAACACCCTACAGAACCCAATGTACAAGAATACATTCACAGAATTTGGTTTGCTAGTCCTCAAGATAAGGACCAATTCATGCAAATTTTAGCAATGAAAAAGTTAAGCCAAGACGTTTAGGTTCATTATATACGTATATAACTAAATATACTATGCTGACACAATAGGAGTAACCATGGCAAAAGAAGATAAAAATACTCCGGTACCACCAACACCGGAAGAAATTGAAGGCAACAATGTTGCACTCAATGTTCAAGATTTGCAGGCCACTGTACAAGCACTTGACGTTGCAGTACAAAGGGGTGCATTTAAAGGCGCAGAAATGAGTCAAGTTGGTCAAGTTTATGACAGAATTAATGCTTTTGTTGAACAAGTTAGACAGCAACAAGAGGCATCTAAGGCGGCTCAAGAACAAGCCGAAGGAGAAGTAAAAGATGGCAGTTAATACAAAACATGTAGGAGCATTGGCTAACACCGGTACAAGGTGTGTGGTCATGATGCGACAGCTACCAGATGATAGAGAAAGTGCTTTGATAATTGAAACTGAAAGTTTACCAGAATGGGCACATGATGATATCATCAGAATGGTTGATGGAGATCAGGCTCAAGCCACAGGCAACTTGTGGGAAGTAGCAGACAGGACAGTTTTTACCAATGGTCAAAACATTCTAGCATTTGCTCATCAGGCAGGTTGGCTTAGAAAGGTTCCAACTAGTAATGTTGATATGAAGCCTAATTCAACCACAGTAATTAAGTTAGATGAACTTAATAAATTAATCATTGAACAGACAGGCGACAAAGACAATGCCCTACCTAAAAAGCAAGGTCTTGATGTAGCAGGTCCTGCCACAGTTCAAGATAATCCAGAAGCTCAACGAAGAATTACAACAGAAAACGTTGACCAGTTGGCTAATCCAACACCACCAATTCCACAAGCATCAGCACCCACAGACGGTGCATTAGATGATAGTGCATTGGCGGCCAACATGCTCGCCCAAGCAAAAGGGTATGAAGCAGAAGCTGAGAGTTTAAAAGCTCAGGCTTATGAAATGGATCCTAGCCTTAAACCGACTCGCGGTCGTCCTAAAAAATCGGCCAGCTAAAAATGGCCATCAAGAAAACGGATAGATCATTTGAACAGATCGTAAATGAAGTTCAAATGCACGAGATTCCTATTGAGTATATTGTCAATATAAAACTACAACTGGTAAGCGGAAAAAATCTTGTCCTTCAGCAAAAAGACATTAAACATATTAAGAGTACAAATGAACTCCTAAAAAGTGTTAGCAAGGAAGACGACATTGATGATATGCAGGTTGTATTAGATTACGAGAAGATTAGAGTTAATGTTGAAAAGCAGATTCGTAATTTGTTTAAAGGTCACTTCACAGAGGGCAAGTAATGCCGTTTGATCCAGTAGTTTTGGCAATAATAGTAGGTGGTGTTTTCTATGGATTACTCGTTGGATTAATACCAGCAAGTGGACCTGGAAAAGCACTACTTACTCTTTTTATATTTGCAGGCACTCCTTTTTTCCAAGATAACAGTTTAGCCTTTGTGGCATTTAGCATGGCAGTCGTTATGAGTTGTGTCACTGGCGACAGTTTTGCTTCTGTGCTTATGGGCATACCTGGTGCTCAAAGTTCTGCGGCCACCATGGTTGATGGATACCCACTTGCACGAAAAGGCAAAGGTGCTTATGCTTTATCGGCCGCGATCAGTACCAGCACACTACAAGGTTTGTTGTGGGGATTGCCTGTGTTCCTGTTTATGGATTATTACAAAGCATTGGTGCCTTATATCACTACACCAAGATATCTTGCAATACTGATGCTGAGTTTTGCCATGGTTATCTTTATTACAAACCGACATTATGTTAGAACTGTGTTTGCCATTGCATTGGGTATATGGTTTGGTATGATAGGTGATGATCCGTTTGGTACCACACGATACACATTTGGTTTTGATTATTTAGAAGACGGTTTAAGTGTTGTACTAGTGGCCGCAGGTATATTTGCAATCCCAGAAATCATTGAAGCAGTACGTCTAAACTATAAAGTTTATAGAGTAGAAAAAGAAAATCTATGGTTACAGGTATGGCAAGGCATGGTAGACAGTATTAAATTTTGGCGTTGGAACATGTTTGGCGGAGCAGTTGGAATGTTTCATGGATTGCTTCCTGGCTATGGAGGTGGTTCTGCAGACTGGCTGTGTTATGGCATTGCATCAAGGAAAAGCAAAGGTGATGGCACTCCATATGGCGAAGGTAACATTGTGGGTGTTATTGCACCAGAAGGTGTTAACAATGCCGGTAAGGCAGGTGCTATTGTGCCTACAATACTGTTGGGTGTTCCTGGTGGTAAGTGGGCAATGATTATAATGGGTCTATGGATGTGGCTGGGCTATGACGTGGGCGACAGAAGTATATTGGAAAACGAAGAGTTTTTATCAGCAGTCGCAATAGGATATTTTGTAGGAGTAATTGCAACAGGTATTCTGTGTTTGATTGCTATTCGTTATTTGGCCATGTTACTGTACATTCCTGCTCGTTACTATATGATTCCATTGTTTATAATCACAATTCTAAGTGCATTGAGTGTGAACAATCCAGAATGGTACAAATGGAAATGGGTCTGGGGCATGGAAGACATGATGTGTTTGATTGTGTTGAGTTGTATTGGATATGCCTGTAAAAGACTTAAATTCAGTAGACCTGCTCTGTTACTTGCATTTATACTGAGTGAAAAAATTGAGGATAAATCAAGTGCCACGTATGCTCTGTATATAAAGACAGGAAGATACGAAAAACTGTTGACAGATCCAACTTTTATGGGTATAATGATAGTAATAATTGCTATTGCCGTTTATGGCATTAGAAACAAATCGAGTATAAATTATGCATGATAAAACAATAGTGGCATTGGATATGCCTACATTGAAAGATAATCTAAATTTAATTGAAAAACTTGATAATCATCAATGGTACAAAACAGGACTTAATTTTGTAACACAAAATGGATTTGATGCAGTACGAAATCTAGCACGATATAAAAATGTGTTTTTAGATTTAAAACTGTATGACATTGGCAATACTGTGCAAGATGCAGTTCGCAATGTTGCTGATATGGGTGTTAAGTTTCTAACTGTAATGGGCGATCCACACATTGTTGAGGCGGCAAGTAAAGTAAAAGGTGATGTAAAGATACTGGCTGTTACAGTTTTAACCAGTTTAAACAGAAATGATTTGAATATGAATTTAGTTGTGGATGGTGATATTCAACACATTGTGGAACGCAGAGCCGAACTTGCATTTAGATTTGGAGCAGATGGTGTGATATGTTCGCCAGAAGAAGTTAAAATTATACGACACAATTACAAAGATAAATTAATAGTAACACCTGGTATAAGACCATGGGGTCAATCAGGTGATGATCAAAAACGTATTGCAACTAGAGAAAAAGCATTTACTCATGGTGCTGATTACGTGGTGGTAGGCAGACCTGTCTATCAATCAAACAATCCATTAGAGGCATTAAGGACATTATAATTGGATAAATTGGTTTTCATATTAATGCTAATGAATGGACAAGAAACAGAAGGTCAAATTGAGTATCCTAACATGCAGAAATGCAGTTGGTATGCCAAAATGATTAATCGCGAAAGTGATAGATTGGCAGGACGTTACTCTGCCTGGTGTAAACCATCAATTATACAAGTAGAAGAAAGGTAAACTATGAAAAGACTACTGATTGCACTAACTCTGTTAGTATCTCCAGCTCATGCTGATTATAAAATTTACACACACGGAGGTGCTGGAGGGGCCACCGGACAATGGAACATCAACATTGCAAAAATGTTGAGTACTGTGACAACCAATCCTGTAGATGTACTGCACGTAAATGGTTCTGGCGGTCGTAAAGCAGTTGATGAGTATTTGGAAAATGTAAATGATCCAACCATACTGTCAACCAGTTCAGAATATGCCACTGAATACATGGTGAATCCTAAATGGGCAAAACATGATTTTAAAAACTATTGTCCGTTACTGATCAACAATCATTCAAGTGTGGTGTATACACACAATGACGTTGATCCATTGACTTTTACCACAGGCAATATTGCTATTCATGGTAAAGCAACTCCTGATGTGATGGGTCTTGTGCTGTTGGCACTTGGTCCGTGGAGAGCCACAGAGGAATATTTAAATTATATTGGTCCTGATGGTATTAATGCTATCTCAGGCATGAAAGGTCCAGACAGACGTTTGGGTATCTTAAATGGTGAATTGGATTTCAGTAGAGCTCCTGGCAGTCGTGTGCTGAAAGAAGATACACTTATGGGCAAAATTGAAGGTCCACGTGGAGGCTTCAAGCCACTATTCAATTGGGGTGTACAAACCATGGATGGTATTGCTCCTGATCCAAATACTGTGCAAAGAGGTCCTATGTTTGAACATTTATTTGTAAAACGTTGGGGTGAATGGCCACAGGGTGAATTTTATTCAGCCATGCGAACGGCCGCGAATGCATCACATCTTTTGGATTCATTGATTGTTATTTGTGAATCTCCATACAAGAATCAGATGCAGGAAACTATTGCTCAAGCCTTCAGCAATGAAGAAGAATTAAATAAACTAAAGGCTGACATGGGTGACTACGAATGGTTCCATGGAGATCTTGCAATGGCTGTTTGGGCCGGAGTAAATAGTGCATTGGTCGAACCAGCAACCACAAGCATTATTGCTCAGGTATATAAAGCAACAGGCCAAAAAGCAAAACCTAGAAATTAAAGGAAATGTTATGAAAAAACTACTACTCGGAGCGATCACGGCTCTAACTTTGGCAACTACGGCACATGCTGATTTCAATGTTGTAGTTCCACAAAAGCCCACCGGAGGAACTGGTACATGGGCAAATTTAATTGCTACAGAAATCAATAAATTTCTACCAGCAGATGATCAAATTGTACTAGAGTTTGTAACAGGTGAAAGTGATAGAAAAGCACTCAAAGACTATGTTACACTAAACAAAGCTGATGATCATGTGTTACAAATTACACATGGTGGTAATGCTGAAAGTTTTCTACAGGTTGATCTAAAAGGATTTGATTATAGAAACCTTGAACCAATTCTAATTCAAAATCTAAACATTATTGTTACCAAATGGAAGTCATTTGATCCAACCAAAGATACACCAATCATGGCATCTGGGTCAGGCACAGTATCAGAAGCAATGGCTGTTACTCTGCTCACTTGTGGCACAGAAATGAGTGTGGATGAATATCTGGCTTGTTTCAAAGACAAAGTTGTATGGATTCCAGGATATGGCGGTAGCGATAGACGGATTGCATTTATGAATGGTGAACTGAATGCATCACGTGATAATCCAATCAAAACCAAAAAGAAGTACAAAGAAATGATGGAGGACGGCACAGGTGAATACTGGTTCTCACATGGTATTCTAAATGCTTCCACAGGTGAACATGAAGATGATCCAAACTTTCCAGGCACACTATTGGAAGACAAATTCATGCTAACACATGATGTTTATCCATATGGTGACTTTTATGATGCATACAAACTTCTTAAAAGTTGGAGAGACGGATTGCAAAAAGCAATTTGGATACCACGAGATCATCCACGTAAACAGGTAATAATTGATGCTATTGCTGACATGTTAAATGACAAAGACAGCATGAAAATTATTAACAAAAAAGTTGGCAAATATCCAACACTCACAGGAGCAGAAGCACAAGCTCATGTGGATATGTTGTTTACTTTGATCAACGAAGATACTCTAAAAAATCTGCTAAAAGTAACACAATTTACTATTGGCACAGAAGGTGTGTTCAAACCTGAACTGTTAGAGTAATGAATAATCTTTGGTTCGCAGGAGTACCTGGCAGTCGATGGAGCGGAATACACAGGTTACTGGTTAATGCTTGTGACAATGTGGATCGAACAGATGAAAATGACGACCGAAGATTTTTCCATAAAAATGCAAACCCTCACAATCCATTAAATGGACACTCTGGTGCTTATTGGGGACCAGGAATGGGTTGTGGGGAGCATTGGATGGAACTACAAAAACTAGGCACAGAGCAAATACAAAAAGATATCCGTTCTGTATTCACAGGCACTGGCACTAGAATTATTAAAAACCATTTCCTACTTAGACATTATAATTTAGACTGGATCGCAGAAAACTTTTCTAGCGATTTTATTTTTTTAGTGTACAGAGAACCACAAAAGAGTTTTGCTTGGTGGTGCGAAGTTATGGACTTCACAGAAGATCACTGGCCTGATTATAGACCAGGATACAAAGATTATAACACCATGCATGAACGTATCAGATATGAAAATGCATACATGTTAGACTTTGCCATACGCAACAATATGGCATGGAAACCTGCAAGTGATGTGAACAGTTTCACAGAGTTACCTAATTTTAATGCAGATAAGTACAGTAATAATGGTAAATGGAATGACGTTTACATCACATATCAACGGATTACATAATGGAAATAACAATAGAAAACAAGCCTTTTCCTGATTGGCATTTTGACAAATGGCGTAAAGATCAACCTGGCGAATACATGAAAGTGTTAGGCAGGTTTGTGGGCGATTGGCAAGACGAAATAGATGCAATGCGTGAACTGGGTGTTTCCGCGGCTCCGTATAACAAACAAGGTTATGGACATGCCGCCAATAAAGCAGGCACAGTAGACGGAGTGTATCATGCAGAAGAAGATGCTCCTATGTTAGCAGAAGGTGGCAAACCAGATGCACCCATGTTTCACAAAAGACATTTTGACAAAGACAACAGAGAACAATTTCCAAAACTGGTTGCTATGGCAGAACACTTTGGACTGGGAGATAACAGGACATGGAAGTTTAACGATCAATTGGTGTCAGATCAACTGCCCAATCATATAGATAATTTGCCTGGAATACCCAGCAAAGAACGTGTGGTTGATAATCCTGATTTTAAACATGCATTACACAAAGCAAGATTCTTTGTATTTTTAGAAGATTGGGAGCCTGGACAACTTTTTATGTTTGGCACTTACTACCATACACATTGGCGAGCAGGTGAATTCCTTGTATGGGAATGGAGTACACTACCACATGCTACATGGAATGGCAGTTGGCGTAAACGGCCAGCATTACAAATAACCGGTGATGTTACAGAAAAATCACTGAAAGTTATTAAAATGGGAAGTCCAGACAAAGAAGTTTATGTCTAATATTGACTGGCGTGAACAACTAAAAGTATTAGATGTTTACATAACAAATCAATGCCAAGCCGGTTGTCCGAGCTGTGGTAGATTTGAAGATTTTTTCAAAACTCCTTTTAAAACTTGTGAACTGCTGAGCATGGAACATGTTCCATTTGAAACTGTTATACGATGGATCAAAAATAATATTCCACATGGCAAAGATTACAAAATAAAATTGTGTGGTGAATTTGGCGATCCAATGATGCACCCACAGATATTTGATATTATTCGTTATGTTAGACACAGACAGGAAAACACAGTTCTTGTTCACACAAATGGAGGCTTGCGAAACAAAGACTTCTATGTTAAACTAGCAGAAACATTAGATCCGTTTGGACACTTGGTTTTTTCTATAGATGGAACCACAGCAGAAGTAAATGATCTGTACAGAAAGCGAGTTAACTTTGAACGTGCAATGGATAACATGATAACATTTGCACAACATTGTCATGAAGGAGGTTGTTCATGGGACTTTCTTATATTTGATTGGAACTGGCAACAGATACCAGAAGCGGCCAGAATTGCTAAACAGTATAACATAGGCATTGATTTTAAATTCCAAGATAGAGAATATGGATTGATTGCTGATGCAAATATATCAAAGGCAAACGATATGATAGAACAAGCACGGAGCATATTGCAATGATTGATTGTCTAGCTCTGCGTGAAAAAGAAATAAAATTAGACACAGAAGGTCGTGTATGGCCTTGCTGTTTTTATAGTGCGGCCGCAAATAGATTTGGCTGTACAGGAGACGACTACATAGATAATCTGCCCAGCGATTGGAATGATATTAACAAACACAAATTGACTGCTATATTAAAAAGCAAACCTTTCACAGAGCATTGGAACACAGATAATTGGAACACTACACCACCTCCATTGTGTGTTGAAAATTGCAGTAAGTCAATGCGTGTAGAGAAAATGAATCAGTAAATAATAGTATGACCAAGAAACGTTTTACACCACCCAGCGATACATTTTGTGTGTTGCCATGGATACATTTAAGCACTCGTCCTGACGGTGCTATGCGTGTATGCTGTACAGCAAACGCCAGTAGTGTTGGTGTAACCAACGACAAAGAGTTTGGAGGACAGGTGGGTGTACTGCGTACAGAGGAGGGTATACCAGCCAATTTAAACAACTCTGACCTTGAAAGTTCGTGGAACAATTCGTACATGCGTGGCACACGACAGATGATGTTGAAAGGACAGCGACCTCCTTCCTGTATGAAGTGCTACAAAGAAGAAGATGCAGGACATCACAGCAAACGCCAATGGGAAACAAACTATTGGAGCAAACGCATTGATATTGATGAAATGCTCAAAGAAACAGAAACAGATGGTAGCATACCAACCAAACTGCGTTACATAGATTTGCGTATGGGTACTAAATGTCAACTTGCCTGTGTTATGTGTTCACCACATGATTCATCAGGTTGGGTCAAAGAGTGGAACAAAATGTATCCACAACTGAAAGATCCTGAACTTAAAGAAATATGGAATTGGGAAAACAAAGGTAAAAACTTTAACGCCAGTTACAATTGGCACAAAAGCAATGACAAGTTTTGGGAGCAGTTTTGGAAACAGATACCAAACATGCTACAACTTTATTTTGCTGGTGGTGAATCAACTGTGATGGATGAACACTACACAATATTAGAAAAAATAATTGAAAGTGGACATGCACCTAATTTAGAACTGCGTTACAATTCAAATGCTGTTGAATGGCGTGATGATTTGTTTGAACTGTGGAGTCATTTTAAACTGGTGCGTTTTCATTACAGTTTAGACAGCATAGGTGCAATGAATGATTACATACGTTACCCCAGCGATTGGAATCATCAAGTTAGACAGATATGGAAACTTAACAACGAAACCACAGACAATGTTGAAGTAACTCTGGCCTGTGCCGTTAATGCATTGAACATATATTATCTGCCAGATTTTTTCAAATGGAAACTGCAACAAGGCTTTACAAAAGTAAACATGTGGCCTTTTTCAGCAGGAAGTGTGAACACACATTTTGTTTATTGGCCTGCTCCTTTGAATGTAAAGACATTGCCATTATGGTTCAAACAGCAAACAGAAATCAAGTATGAAAAGTTTTATACATGGTGGGAAGAAAATTGGGAATTAGGAATACCAAGTTGGTACCGAGGGAAAGTAACCAAGGACGATTTTATGAATGCAAGTCACGGCATAGAACGTATGCGTGGCATGATCAATTTTATGAAAAGTGAAGACTGGAGCAGACGTATGCCACAGTTTAGAGAATACATACGACTCATTGATAAAACTAGAAACTTAGACTTCTGTAAAACATTTCCAGAAATGGCTGTGTTGATGGATGATGAGCCCAGCATCATAAGTGTAGATCAGTTTAACAACAAAACACAAAAACATGAAAGTGCAATTATAGAAAGGTTGCTTGGTAAACAAAGTGTATAGCTACAACGATATTAAAATGGTACATTTGGAAGTTACACAAAGGTGCCAGGCGGCTTGCCCTATGTGTGATCGCAATGAAAATGGCGGTCGCGACAATCGACATATCACAAATGCTGAACTTACACTAGATGATGCTAAAGCAATATTTGAACCAAAATTTATACAACAACTTAATACAATGTATATGTGTGGCAACTTGGGTGATCCTATTGTGGCACGTGACACACTAGAAATATTTGAATACTTTAGACAACACAATCCTAAAATTTGGCTGAGCATGAACACAAACGGCGGAGCAAAAGATCCAGATTGGTGGCGTGAACTTGCACGAGTTTATGGTCGTATGGGTGCAGTTATATTCTCATTGGATGGACTTGAAGACACAAATCACATGTACAGACAGAATGTGCGTTGGGATATTGTAGAGCGTTCATTTACAAGTTTTATAGATGCAGGTGGTAGAGCTAGATGGGATTACATCATATTTGACTACAATGAACATCAAGTGGAAGACGCAGAAGGCATGGCAATGGCTTGGGGTTTTGAAAAGTTTAGAGCAAAGAAAACTGGCAGGTTTTTTAGTACAGCAAAAAACACAGGCAAAGAAACACATCAAGCACAGAACAGAAAAGGCGAAGATACTGCAACTCTGGCAAAACCAAAAAATGAAGCATATCAAAACAAAGCACTTGCCAAAGAAGAAGAAATTAAAAATCAATTTGGTTCAATGATGGATTATTACGATTCATGTAAAATTAAATGCAAGGTAGCAGAAGAAAAGAACATCTATATCACAGCAGAAGGATTGCTGTTGCCTTGCTGTTGGACAGCAGGACGCATGTACAAATGGTGGCAGTTGGATCCTAAAGTAGAACAAATTTGGGATCACATAGATGGTGTAGGTGGCAAAGATGTCATTGATTGTAAAGTACACGGACTAGAAACAGTTTTTGAAAGTGGTATACTTGGTAGTATAAAAAACAGTTGGAACAAAGACAGTATTAAATCTGGTAAACTAGGAGTGTGTGCTCAGAAGTGTGGAGACAAATTTGATGCATTTGCAGAACAATTTGCCTGATATTGTCAGCATTGTACCACAGAAGAATATTGCACTTGTAGATTGGAGCATGGGTACAACCTGTAACTATGCTTGTTCATATTGTCCTCCTCCGTTGCATGACGGCAAACAACCATGGCCCACAGAAGACAAATGGTTGGAAATACTGGATGCAATGCACAATCATTTTCAGCGACCCATACAGTATGTGTTGAGTGGAGGTGAGCCAACTGTGATGCCAAACTTTAATAAGTTTTTGCAAGCCATCAAAAAACACAATACAGAAAATTTAATCAGCGTAATTACAAATGGATCACGCACCGTGCGTTGGTGGGAACGTTACGGAGATCTAATTGACACAGTTAATCTAAGTGTGCATATTGAATCGTGCGACCCAGAACACCTACTAGATGTAGCACACACATTCTATAAACCAGGCGTAAATGAACTAAATGTGCTGGTTGCTATACTGCCCGAGCTTTGGGATAAGTCTATTGCATGTGCTGAATTATTAGCCAGTAACAGCAATGGTTATCCAGTGAGCCTCAAGCGTATGCGAATTGAATTTGGTGCTAAAAGTTATCCTTACACAGAAGAACAGGAACACATATTACAAACTTATGCTCTGTTTAACACATATAATTCTGAATGGACATTGCCTAGAGCCAAACCAAAGCGTATAGGTGTGCCACACATAATTACATACAGCGATGGCAAAGAAGAACTACTACATGCAAACAGAAACATAAATCAAAATCATAATGTTTTTACAGGCATGAAATGTTACATAGGTATAGATAAAATTTTTATTAATCAGTTCAAAGAAATTACAGCAGGATCATGGTGTCCACAGGCCAATTGGTCACACCCAGATAAGATAGGTAGATTGGATCAATTGGATAAACTAAATTGGCCCACTGAGCCTTACATCTGTGAACAGCCACGCTGTATGAATGCCACTGACATGCGTACAAGGAAACATCGATGAGTGGTTACTGTGCATTACCTTTTGTGCAGTACAGCACCTATAACCATGGGCGTTATAGACTTTGTTGTATGGCCAAAGAACCTGCTGAAGAATTAAACCAAAATCATCTAAGCATGGAACAAATATGGAACTCTGATTACATGAAAGAGGTTCGCAAAGACATGTTGGCTGGCAAGTGGAGGCCTGAATGCTCAGAATGTCAACACTTGGAACGCAATGGTATTGGATCGAGTAGACAATGGGAAAATCAAAAATGGCAAGACTACACAGCAACACTAGATGAAAATGTATCCAGTCCTGTGCAGTTTGACTTTCGTTTGGGTAACATGTGCAACCTACATTGTCAAATGTGCAACAAAGATGCATCACATTTGGTTAGCGTCGAACGTGCAAAAATAAAAGAAAAGTATGGTGCACCTGTACAGCATGAAGACTGGGAACGTGTAACTGACAACAAAAAAGAAGCTCTGCTACAACCGGGCATTGATTGGAACACATTTGAACCCATGATACCACATGCTCGTGAAATAAAAATGATTGGTGGTGAGCCCACAGTCTTTCCAGATATGTTTCGTCTGTTGGACTATTGCACAGCAAACGATTATGCAAAAAATATTGAACTGTCATTTTATACAAACATCACAAACATGCAGGATCGTTGGCTAGAACAACTAGGACAGTTCAAACGTGTTGTGGTAAACTGTTCACTTGAAGGCATGGGTGCTATGAATGATTATCTGCGTCCTCCAAGCAACTGGGATTCAGTTTGGAAAAACTTTACCAAGTTAATGGACTTTGCAAGTACCAAAGCAGGCAAACGTATTAAGGTGCGTGTAACCACTGTTAATCAAATTACAAACGCACTACACCTGCCTGACTTCTTTGAGTTTTTACATGACTATCAAATAACACAGAAGCGTGGTATAGGACTCAGCAGTAACCAACTCATTGAGCCAGCCTACTACAGTATGCAACATGCACCTGATTGGTTAAAGAAAGAACAAAAGCGTAAAATAGAAAAGCTGTTACACAAAATAGGCAACAGCGAACACTTTGAAACCTGGCAAGAAGCTCTAATGGATTGTGTAAACTTTGCAGAAGATCCTAAACACATATACAATGAAAGTCACATGCGTGACTATGTGCGTGTTACAGAAGTGCATGATAAATTTAGAGATGATGATGTTATGAAAGTGTCGCCTGAATTTGCAAGATTAAAAAGTGAGATCAGTGTTGATTAAATCATCATAACCCCATGCAATTAATGGATTACTTGAATGATATTTGATTATTATTTCTGTCATCATATCCCATTTTGTAATGCCTTTTAAATTTGCTGGCACATAGTAATTCAAGTTGTGTCTAAAAAGTTCAATATCCATACAGGGTGCTAATTTTTGTAACTGTCTGGTAGCAAGTGTTAAAAAATCGTTCTGATCTAGATATGGTTGTTCGCTGATGTGATCAGGCATTGTATCTAATTCTATAAGACGACTTTTTAATTTTTGTAAGAAGTAGCCCACAGTCTTTTCATACTTTTCATCTAGCACAGATTCACGACAAATCCACAGTGGCAAATGATTTACATGTCGCAGTACAATTACTGAGTCTCCTGCTTCCTTCATCCATTGAATAAGTTCTTTATCATGCCTGTGTGTAAACAGAGCATTGTGTCCTTTGCTTTCAGCAATACTTTTTGCACGACTAAATCCATCATACCATTCATCGTTCCATGCTTCTTGGGTTGTCCTTTTTAAAGGCACATAGGTACCTCCCCAATCGTGATTAAGTTCTAAAAAATATCCAAATTTACATGGTGTTTGGATTAAATCATAATGCTTTTGGTCTGAACATAAATCTACATTATTGATACATGCTTCTAAAAATTGTGCAGACATGCCAGATTTAGAAACAATCCAAATCATAGCTGTGCAATTCTGTTAGGCACACCTAGTTCTGGAAACTGTAGACTGTCTACTTCTATATCAGCTTCGTAGCATTGCAGTTTGTTACCAAATATAATTTGATGTGAAATCCATTGTGCATTAAAAAACCACATAGAGCCAGGAGGAAACGTAATGTAATGGCGTGGCAAATGAAACTGATCCCATTTGTCTTCGTTCCAAATACATCTGTCACGCAGTTCTTTTATAAAAGAATGATAGTTGGTTTTATCCAATTGGTCAAGACTTTTTTCATCATAGTACAATCTAAAATACTGTTCTACGCTGTAACTGAATGCAAGTATGCGTGGCTTTTTACGATCCAAATTTAGAAACATGCGTATTTGATGGTCGTTGCCTGTGTGTTCTTCATCTGGCAAATCCAAGTGCAGATTGTTTTGCACCAGTTGATTGTATCTGTGCGAAAGCATACGAGCATTTACTGTGTATTTTGGAAAACATTGATCAAAAAATGCGTCCCAATGCTTTTGATCTTTTCTATGTCGTTTTAAAAACTCTTCTCCGTCTAATCCCATATCTTTGGTACTAGCAGGCATGGGTTCACGTTTTAGATCTGACAGATACCATGGCTTCACCCAAGCATTCTTGTCTGTGTACCACTCAGGTAAATTACTATAATAGTCCATGTCAATACCATCTACTGTGTGACCGTCTATGATTACAGGTTCACCTGATTCAAATGCTTCATACATGGTATCATAGATGTTATCATTTGGACCATAGTAATGATAATCCAGTTTGTTTGAGCATCTTGCTTCTGGATCTATTGCAATTTGTGTTTTTAGCATTGACATCTCCGTTAAATACATATATAATTATCATACAAGGAGTCTAACCAAGAATGATAAATGCATGGACTGAATTTCAGCCACTACAACAAATAATGCTCGGTAGAGCATATCCTCCAGAAACATTTGACTGGCATGGCAATCGCGAACAGCGAGAATCTATGCGACAAATATTTGAAGAAACTGAAGAAGACCTACAAACACTTGTGGGCATTCTTGAATCAGCTGACGTAATGGTAACTCGTCCTGATAACATATTTACTATCAATGGTGAAGAACAAGTTAACTTGCCTTGGATGAAATGTGGATATCCTAATCATCCACTGATGCCACGTGACACGCTGTTTCCATATGGAGAAACAATGTTTGAAATGTTTACAGGATCTGATAATCGTTACTTTGAAAACATGGCCTATTATAGAGAAAACACAACCAATTGGCTCATTGGAGGAGATTGGATCAGTATGCCAGGTGTGATGGTTAACACAGGACAAAAATACATAGACTTTGAACAAGACTTAAAGTTGATATATCATGCCGCCAACATGATCAAGTTAGGTGATGTGATATTGTGTTCACAGCCATATCAAAGACATGATGAACGAGGCAAAGGCACAAACTATGGCAGAGCTTGGATTGAACGTATAACAAAAAGATTGTATCCTAACACCAAGTTCATAGATGTTAGAGTTGGCGGACACATAGATGGAAAAATTGCATTGCTTAAACCAGGTGTGTTAATGACTTGGAATCGTGATTGGATACCTGATGAACTTAAAAGTTGGGATATCATTGAAATAGAAGATACACACGATATGCCTGAAGATTTTTTAAATACACGAAAGCGTAGGTTCCACAGAGAATACGTCAGCAAATGGCTTTCACATTGGGTTGGTTATGCTGACGAAAGCGTTTTTGACGTCAATGTACTAAGCATTGACGAAAAGACTGTTATTGTAACAGGTGATGATAAAAAGGCTCGTACTGCTATAGAAAAACGTGGCATAGATACAGTTTACTGGAAATGGAGGCACCAATACTTTTGGGATGGTGGCATTCATTGTTTAACCAGCGACTGGGTACGAGATGGTAACTGTGAGTCTTATCTATAACAACTTTTATGATGCTCCAAATCCTTTATGTTTAGCACCTTGGAATTGTCTAACAGTACATCCTGATGGTCGTATCAACAGCGACATGCATTTCAAAGGCTTTTACGGCAGTCTATATGAGAACACGTTACAGGAACTTTGGCACAGTGATGTAGCACGAGATTTACGCACAGACATAATCAAAAGACGCTACAACAAGTTCTGTGAAACCTGCATGAAAAAAGAACAGTTGGTTGGTAAAAGCAGACGACATTATTTTTGGGATATATTTCCACACGAACTAAAACAGCGACCAGTAACACTAGAAGATGATCCTGACATTGTATACTTGGACTTTACAACCAGCAATGTGTGTAATTTAAAGTGTGTGCATTGTTCAGGTGAGGTAAGTACAGCATGGATAAAAGATGAGAAAAAATTACAACACAGAGACTGGCGTAGCAAAACAGCACCATGGGGCAGGCTGGACGTATCTTGCATTGATAATCTTTTTGCCAACCCTGATCACTTTAGGAATCTTAGGTTTGTTGCTCTTCGTGGTGGTGAGCCTCTTTATGAAAAACACAACCTACACCTCCTACAGCAATTTGTCAACAACAAAACATCACAAAATATCACGCTAGATATCAGCACCAATGCAACTGTGTTGGATCCAGAATTTTTAGAACTGTTTCCACACTTTAAAGAAATACAACTGTACATCAGCATTGAAGGTGCAGGTGAAATGTACAGTATTCTACGTGGTGGCAAATACACAGCAGAAGATCTAGAAGAGAATGTTAAAACATTTTTAGACATTCCAAATCTACGAATTTGTTTTGCGATAACTACTATGAGTGCCAACGTTATGACTCTACTGGACACATGGCGTTGGTTAAAACCATATTTAGATTATGGTGTCGAGTTCAGTTTCAGTAACACAGTGGTGTCGCCTAGGTATTTGGACATTGATGTATTGCCCAAGGATATAAAACAAGATGCACTTTCTAAAGTACAGCTTATTCCACAGACATTGGAATATCGTGCAGGCGGTGAGTACAACTCAGGCATCCATAATGTTATTAAAAGTTTACAAACACCAAAGTTCACAGAAGAAGAAAGAATGAAACGATTCAAACACTTCTTGAAATACATGGGAGATTTAGACAGGATAAGAGATACTAACTATTTTGATCTTGTACCAGCACTAAAACCATGGCATGAGAAATACTATGACTACCCCAAACTTTGAAAAGAGTGCCAATTCAATTTGGCACAATCCTTACTTTGATTACCTACAGGACTCAGGTTTTTGGAGCCGTATAGACGCCTCCGACCTTCCGAAATCTCAGGACGCATTTTTGCTAGAATTTCCAGAATGGATAGGTAGCAGTAAACTCAACTCATTTAGAGGGTTGGATATAGATCTCTATCCACATAGAGTAATAAGTTTGGGTACCACGCAGGCCTTTGATTGGTGGCACTTTATGTGTACCAGTCGGGGTCAGCGTATTCGTGTTTTTAAAGGAGAATATCCTTATCACAGAGATGTAGCATACAAATGGGATCATACACAATACATTGAAAATGAAAATCTACGCAAAGGTGATGCTGTTATAATCAGCACACCATTCTCAGGACATGGTGACAAGCACCCGTATTGGAAATGGCTCATAGAACAATGCTACGAAAAAAGCATACCAATATATGTAGATTGTGCATGGTTTGGTTGTTGCGAAGACATTGAAGTTAAATTTGGACACGATCCAATTCGTGCAGTAGCATTCAGCACAACCAAAAGTTTAAGCAGTGGTAATTGGCGAGCAGGCATGGTGTTTACCAGAGAAGATTATAGCAGTTTACACTTGCAAACAGAATGGCATCATGGCATACATCTAAATACAAGCATAGCGTTAGAATTAATTAGAAACTTTTCTCCTGACACTATTCCTAATGTATACAGCAAACATGCAGATGCAGTATGCAAACAGTTTGGACTTGAAAGAAGTAAAACTGTACACATAGCCAAGGGCGATGACGCCTGGGACGAATACAGCAGAGATGGAACCTACAACCGCATTAACATCAGAAAACATATCAAGTACTACAAGAAACACAAAAAGTTTGAATAGCAAACACGGTCGTTTCTTTTGCAGATATCCATTTAAACATGCCCAGGTGACTCCAAACGATCCTGCGATGCCCTGCTGTCGTTTTAATCATAACTTTTTAGCCAAAGAAGACAAAGGTAAAATACAAAACTTTGACAAACTGTTCACTGACATTCGTGCAAAAATGTTGAGCAATGAATATGTGCCTGGTTGTTGGAAGTGTTATGAAGATGAAAAGAATGGCAACTTTTCCATGCGTCATGAAAGTTTTGAACTGTGGGACAATGACGATATAGAATTTGCTGGCATGGAAATTGTTGTGGGTAGGTTATGTAATCTACGTTGTGTTACCTGTGATTCTGATTGGAGCAACAAATGGGACAGTGATGCTAAAGAAATGGGCATGACTGTGAGAAGCAAATACATAGATGAATTTGATTTAGATAACCTAGATATTGAAATTTTTAAAAACATCAAGTTTATGAAAGTTACAGGTGGTGAGCCATTCCTGCATCGACAGTTTTTAAATCTAATAAAACGTTTAGCACTAAGTGGTTATGCAAAACAAATTGCACTAGAAATTTTTACCAACTGTACATTTTATCCTAACAAAATGGATGAGTCTGCTCTGCTTAAATTTAAACAGGTGGACATAAGTTTATCTATAGATGCACTAGATGAACAGTTTGAATATCTACGCAAAGGTGCTGACTGGATTAAAACAGAACAAATATTTTTAAAGTGGCACAAACTTGCCAAAGATACAAATGTTAATCTGCAACTGGCTACCACAGTTGGCATACTTAATGTGCTTTACATCTATGATGTGGTGCATTATTTTAAAGGTCGTTACAATATCAATGTTATGTTGCAAACAGTATTTGAACCAAAGCATCTTGGTATTGCAATGTATCCAGACTGGGTCAAAGATAGAATAGAATATACTCTGGACAATCAGTTTATGCAGTATCATCCTAAAGCACACAAGTTTGAAAAGTATTATAAAAAAGTTAAAAAAATGTGCAAACGTACTGGTAGCAATATAGGTGTAGAAGAATTACGCAAAGACATAGATCGACTTGCAAAGATTCGCGGCGATGATGTTAACACGTTTGATAGGCTTTGGAGATTGTTAAAATTATGATCACCAAAGGTCCTACCATGTGTATATTACCCTGGATGCATATCTATACCAGTGCTGGTGGAGATGTTGTGCCTTGCTGTGAAGCACAAGAAAGCATAATGAATGCTGGTAATCTGCGTGAAACATGGAATGGTACAAAGTACAAAGAATTACGCACGGCACTCATGCGTGGCGAACAACACCCTGCATGTCATGTGTGTTGGCACAACGAAGCCAACGGAATAGAAAGCAACAGAGAAATAAACGAACGTGACTTTTGGGACGACTACGCAGATAAAATTGTAGCGTTTGAAGATGGTACTGTTGAAACAGCACCTATGTGGATTGAAAGTAAAGTTTCAAACTTTTGCAACTTAAAGTGTAAAATGTGCAGTACTGAAAGCTCATACAAACGTACACACGACTTGGATATTATACGCAAGTTTTCACCCGAGGACAATGAATTTCAACATGAAACTAGACTGCTACGCCCATTAGAACTGTATGAGTATTTGCAAAACGATCCAGAGCTTTGGGAAGATGTTGATAGGCTACAGTTTTCAGGTGGTGAACCAATTATTAACGAAGAACATTATACGCTGTTAAACAGCATACCCAAGCATCGCAGACACAAAATACAATTACGTTATGCATCAAATCTTACACATCTACAATTTAAGAAACATGATCTAATAGAACTATGGCGTCAGTTTAGACATGTGCAAGTAAAAATATCTGTTGATGGTGTGCATGATGTGTACAATTACATACGCACAGGAGCCGAGTTTGAAGATGTGGTAAGTAATATTAGAACGTTGTATGCTTCGCCTGTAAATGTGAGTTTGGGATTAGGGCTAACAGTACAAGCATTTAATTGTTTTCAGTTACCAGAATTTTACAATTACTTTGAAGGTATGGGTATTGACTGGTTTCACATCGGAGCATACATGTTGCAAACACCCAAGTACTTGAACATTGGTGTCTACCCAGAACCAATTAGATCAGCAATACAAAACAAATTAAAAGCAGATGGTAGATTTGATCATATTGTAAAATACTTGGACAGCAATGATCAAACAAAACTATGGAATAAAAAAACTGTGCCTTATGCACAAGCATTAGAAACAAGATACAAAGACGCAGACACCTTTGAAGGTTTACTGGAGAAATATCTATGAAACTGGTCACACTAGGTTGTAGTTTATCTCCTATACAGACTTGGCCAAGGTGGTCGTATGAATTGTTGTGGGAAGAACTTTTTTATAAAGGCTACGACAAAGATAAATTACTTCCTGGATCAAACCACATACACTTTGCCAAGGGTGGCAGAGGCAACACAGTTAATGCACATCAATTGAACAGACATATAATTAATCAAGGCTTGGATAACACATATGTGATTTGGCAACTCAGTGGTTGGCAACGACTAGAAGTATTAGCAGATGAAAAATATTTCCAATTGGTTAAATCTATGTTTCCTGATAAACAAAAATTTACATTAGAATCTCCTGCTATGTTCACTGATACAAAAATTGTATCCGGTTGGGGTGGGCAAGTTCATGAAAATCTTGTAACAAGTTTCAATGCTACATTAGAAAATGTTGTTGCATTGATCTGTTTGTGTGCTTTGCAATGTCAAGTTATTGTGTTTAGAGGCTGGACTGGTGCTGTGCCTGATGATATATGGACAAAAATTACAGATCGTTTTGATCAGTTTGGTGTCATCTACACAGATTTTGGCTATGTGGATTGGGTAAAATCCAATGGAGATGACATGCAACAAGATGAATTGCACCCAAACGAAAAGGGAGCAGAAAAGTTTTTTAACAATATTTTGAAACCTTATATTAGACAATGGAATATACATGCTAACTAATCAAACCTATATCTACTACAACAGAGACAGCTCTTGGCCTATTGTGAATGTGTTTATCAGAGACAGCAGACTCACAGCATCATGGCCAATGCTGAAAACAAAACTGAATCAAATACAAATCATTGAAGCACAAAATTCAATGCGTGGTGACTTTATAGAGTTAAATGTATCACACGATCGTTACTGGATGAAACACATGTATGACATAGGCAAACGTTATGCAGTTATTTGGTATGATGGCTGTTGGCCCACAGATGAAAAGTGGAACATGGCTTTGCTGGAAACGATAGACAAATGGAACAAACACGAAGAGCCATGGGCTGTGGCAGGACATATTCTACTGGATAGAAAAATTAATAAAAACAAAAAAGGACGTGAAGCAGTTACCAGTTGGCGTGACACAATAGAACAATATGATTATCCACATTGGCATCATCAATGTTTGATAATGAATTTACAATCTTGGAAAGAAATTGGTTGGCCAGATCTTGATCAAGAATGGAGCAATGATGCGTGTGCAAACTATAAACCTTCAGAAGAACACATGCATGACCACTACACGCCAACCTATGTTGATGGCTTGCCAGGTTTGTTAAATGAAAATGAAGTAGAGTTTGTTAATCAACCAGGCAATGTATTGATTGTAAAATCACTGAACAATAGATATCGTGTGTGGAACTTGCCAGACGAATTACGCTGTAACAAGGTCAGCGTATATCCTGAAGAAGGCAGTAAGCACCTTGAGGATTTATTGATAGGCAAAAAAACATGGGACGAAGTAGAACCACATGTGGATGAAGATGCCATATGGTTACAAAACTATGTGTTTCAGAGCTATGAAAATTTTATATATTTGATCAACACAGAAGTTTCAAATACCAATTGGTACTGTGCTAGAGAAACCAGCCATATTAAATTTAACAACTATGTGGGCGTGGCCGCAGGTTGGAAATTGTTGCATCACATGTTCCACCATGGTTGGGAAAAAGGCACCGAAGTCACGTGGTATGATATAAGTGGTCCGTCTGTGGAACTGAAACAGTATTTGGTTGAAAACTGGGACGGCAGGGACTATGAACGTGTAGCCATTGAATGGTGTGAAAAGAATGGCTATCATGCACACAACGGACATCAAATACCCGAACGCATGAATCTACTGTATGAGATATGCGGAGGGTTTGATTCATGGTTAGACTTTTGGAACAGAGTAACCACTGAATGCAAATTTAAATTTATACAACTGGACATGGTTTATGATGTTGATCAAATATTAGAACATGTGCCAGAAGACAAAACCACACTATTTTATGCAAGTAACCTTTACAGTTATCTGCCTAATATTATACGCTGTGGTATCAATTTGGAAAAAAGTTTTGTAGATTTAATCACAGGTCTACGCAAAAAGAATCCAAATAATTTTTACGAAGGAACTGACGTGGCTGACAATCAGCTATTTCAACGAGTAACTAGCATTGAAAGTGCCAGAGTAAATGTAGCAACTGAGGAAGAATAATGCCCAACATAAACATAACCACTCACCCAACCGGTCGCTCACCAGAAAACAAATTCTTTTTTGGTGAACAAGCCAAAGACTTAGATTTATCAAGACCCAAGTTTAACAAAATAGGACTTGAAGCAGACTTTGATGATTTTTATCATCTCCTACAACAACAAACAAATTATTTAGAGCCTATGAATTTTGAAACTGTGGGTACTAATTTTACACTACACACCAATGACGAAAGACACAAACAATTTGTGTGGAACATGTTTAAAGTTACAGCAGAAGATCAAGAAGGTGATTGGACAATATGGCACAACACATCAATTGATATGGAGCCTAAAATATATGTTCACCTTGACAAGAAACTATTGTTAATTGCAGGTACAACATTTTTAGGAGAAATTAAAAAAGGTGTGTTTGGTATTATAAGTTTTATACTGCCAAAGTATGATAGACTTCCAATGCATTGCGGAGCATTTACATATCGTAAAACCACAAACCTAATGTTTGGATTATCAGGCACAGGCAAAACTACATTATCAAGTGATCCAGATTATAAACTGATATCAGATGATGAAGTTTGTTGGAGCAACATGGGTATTAGAATGATTGAAACAGGTTGCTATGCAAAAAGCGAAGGCTTAACACCTGAGACACATCCAACTATTTTTAATGCAGTCGAAGTAGCAAGACAAAGAGGAACACTGGTAGAAGAAAATCCAGAGGCCGCCAACGCAAGACTGAGTTATCCTATCAGCTGTGTTGAAAATGCGTATCACAAACGCAGTAACTTCTCACATGCAGATAACATATTCTTTTTAACCATGGATGCTGAAGGTGTGTTTCCTGCTATCAGTAGAATATCCGGCAATGCAGTACGTAGATTTTTTGAAACAGGATACACAAGCACAATGCCTGGCACCGAACATGGAGTAACAGAAATACAACGCACACTTTCACCCTGTTATGGATCACCATTCATGCCACGTAAAGTAAAAGAGTACAGCGATATGCTCATGGAAAAAGTTGAACAACACAATTCAAATGTATTTCTAGTAAACACAGGTATGAATCCAGAAACAGGCAAAAGATTTGCATTAGATTTTACTCGTAATACAATTAAACAGGCAATACTCACAGAGTATCCATTGAATGATACAAGTGAAGAAGTTTTAAATACACTAGAAGAAATTATAGGGAGCGAATAATGTGGTTAGAAGGTTACAGCATTCCACAAAATGTGGAAGCAAATGATTACACACAAGAGTTTTTTGAGAAAAACGAATCTCTCAGCAAAGAACATACATACGATCCTTTGCTGGTAAACGATCCAGAAGACAACGATTTGATGTTGGATCATTGTACCAATCCATGGCTACGTGTTGATGACATTGAAATGGATCACGAAGGTATACTTGCTGAAGCCATGCACCTACTAGACACAGCCTGCTTTACATATCATCGTCCACAATCTGCTGGATGGATGAGTTTGTGTATACATGGCATCAGTTCTGTACACACCAACTGTGCAGATGATTACGGGTTACCCGATGACTATGAAGAAACAGATTCACATTGGACAGACATTGCAAAATTTTGTCCAAAGACTGTGGACTTTATGGAAAACCATTTACGCTATGAAGATTATACTCGTGTACGTTTTATGATACTACTGCCTGGTGGTTGGATTGGACCACACTCAGACAAAGACAGACAAGGTTTTGGTGCTACAAACATTGCTGTAAACAATCCAGACGGTTGTGCATTGGTTATGGAAAACTGGGGTACCATGCCATTTGAACCTGGTGCTATAATGAAAATCAATACACACTATAATCATGCTGTTTGGAATCGCAGTGATACTCCACGCATACACATGATTGTGGATGGCGGCATGGGTGATTACTTCAAAGATAGATGTGTAGAAAGTTATAAAAGACGTGGCGGAATGCTTGATATTTAAACATGGTGTTACCATTGGACCCACAGGTGCTGTGAGGCCATGTTGTGCATTTAATGTTAAAGAAGGAACAGCAAATCTATATTGGAAAGATGATTGGCAAACACGACATGCAGAATGGTGTGAACAAAGTAAGACTTCTTGGCTAGATGAATGTGAAGAATGTAGAATATCAGAACAACAAACCGGAGCAAGTTTGAGAACACATTACAATAAAATACTAGAACATGCAGATGGCATAAATTTTTGGGATTTGAAAATAAACAACACCTGTAATTTTGCTTGTAGAATGTGTAACCAAACCAGCTCTAGTACATGGGCAAACATTGTTCGCAACGTTGGCGAACAGGAATTGGCAGAATACTACACTCACAAACATGACACACGCTGGGCCAAAGAAGCTGAATCGTTCACTGAGTTGATGTATGATGCTCGAACAGTAAAGTTCACTGGTGGTGAACCTTTTATGATACCTCAAGTAAAACGCATAATTGAAACACTCATAGAAGAAGATATAGCACCAGCAGTTACGCTAGAAATTATTACAAATGGATCTCATGACATAACAGCATGGAACAGTCTGTTTAAAAAGTTTAAATCTGTTACAGTTAATGTCAGCATTGATGCAATAGGAAGTAGATATGAATTTATACGTGCAGGATCAAGTTGGTTGACCACACAACAGAATGTGTTACAATTCAATAAACGCAAACCTGCCAATACACATTTGTTTGTGAGTATATTGCCAATGGTGTTTAACAGGAACAACATCGATGATGTGACACGCTGGTGCACTCTGCACAGACTTGAACATTCTGTGTCTACGCCTGTGATAAACCCTGCATTTATGCGACCAACGGCACTAGAAGACGAAGAATTAAAACAACAGTTGATAGAACAAAGTGAAATATTAGACAGCATACACGGAACTGACTACAGGAACTTTATATGAACATGCCCAGCAAAACATTCTGTGTGTTACCTTGGATGCACGTGGCCACAAATGCCGCGGGCACTCTGCGTGTCTGTTGTAATTCAACTCCGGGCAAAAACGGATTAGAACACCCAGATGGTGGCAAATACAAATTGCACAAACATGACATACGTGAAGCATGGAACTCCAAAACAATGACCACAATACGTCAGCAGTTTTTGAATGGAGAACGTCCTGAAATGTGCGAACGCTGTTTTAGAGAAGAAGACGCAGGAGTAAAATCAGCAAGGCAATCATGGAATGAAGGTTGGTACAATGCTGATTCTGACTATTCTGATATTACACCAGAACCAAAAGCACAGTACATTGACCTACGTTTGGGCAACCTGTGTAATCTAAAATGTAGAATGTGTAATCCATACGCCAGTAATCAATGGATAGATGAGTGGAACATGGTTGAAGATCCTCTGCCCGAAGAAGAACTACAGCGTTTGGACACAGACACAATGACATGGCCCAACAAACCTAAGACTTGGGAAAATTTAATTGATGTTGCAGACACAATAGAAGAAGTTTACCTCACAGGTGGTGAACCCACACTTGCAACAGCTCAGTACAAACTGTTTGATTACCTCATTGAGCGTGGGCTGAATGAAAACATTATTTTAAAATACAACACCAACCTTACAAACATTCCACAGCGTATGATTGATTATTGGGATCGATTTAAAACTGTTAAACTAAACTGTTCTATAGACGCATATGGAGATTTAAATCGTTACATACGCTATCCTACAAATTGGAAGTTGGTAGATAAAAATCTAAAACGTTTCCTAGACATGAAAAGTGTGAGAGTTCAAATACACACCACTGTACAGATAAACAATATATTACATTTAAACACATGGTTTGATTGGGTACAACAATTTGATAAATTTGTTTACCTGAATATACTGAATCATCCAGAATATCTAAACATCAGAGTGTTGCCACCAGAACTTAAACAGTTGGCCACTGAACGTTTGGAAAATTACAGCGTTGAAAAGCTGGACAGTACCATAGATTATATGTGGGCTGAAGACTGGAGTGATCGCTGGCCAGAGTATGTTAGGTACACGCATACTTTGGACCAAAGCAGAAAAGAAAATATACTTAATGTTGTGCCAGAATTCAAGGATTATATATGAAATCAATTTTTATCACAGGCAATCCCAAAGAGGGATTGGCTAAAGGACTTGCATCTGTGTTTCCTAAAGCTGACTTTGTCAGTCGTGACAGTGGTTGCGACTTAGAAACTAGAATGAATATGGAAGCAGTAGCAAAAAAGGCCATTGAGTACGATGTTTTTATTAATAATAGTGCATTATGGCACTTTCGCCAATCACTACTACTAGAACTAGTATGGAAGTTGGCAGAAACGGCAGGAAAATCACTACATATTGTGTGTATTGGCAGTACTGTGGACAGAGTTACCAAAGGTAGCTCGTGGATATACCAACAGGAAAAGAAAGCTCTGCAGAGCTACTGTCAATCACTGGCATTACAGAGTGTGTGGAGTGAAAAAACTGTGCCACGTGTTAGCCTTATCAGTTTTGGCACACTAGAAAACAATGAAGACAAACACCCTGGACGCAAATGCATGAGCATACCCGATGCGGCCAGTTATGTAAAATGGATAGTAGAGGCACCTTCAAATGTCAATATCAATGAAATCTCTCTTGACAGAATTCAAAGATGATAATTCAGACTTCTGGCGTTGGACTGAACATCATGTTGATCAAGATCAAATAGTTGTAAATTACACAGCAGGTACAGGTGGTGAATGGTTTGCTGGTTTCCTTGCAACACATGAAGATCTAGCAGATCTTAACACAGACATGCGAGCCAAAAAAGTAAACAAACAGAATCGTTGGCGTATTAATTCTGATCTTGTTGCAAAAGTTAGCAATCAATACAGAAATGATTATTGGAACACAGATGACTATGATGGATCAGAAGCATACTATAAAAAAGCGATTGCTAATGCCATTGAAGCCAGTCGTGAACACACACTGAGAGAAAAATTACAACGCTATCGTACAACACAAACCATCACACGATCACACGAAGCATGGTGCGAAGTACACATGTGGCCACAGCAATTTAAAAGTTTTCGAGTGATTACCTGTTTGAATACCAAAGATGCAGACACTTGGCCACAGTTTGTTTCTAATATAATAAAAAAGATTTGGTTTCATGAATACAACACACACGAAGATTACATGGATGAGTTTGAAAACAAATTTGCAAAAAAAGTCAAACAGCATAGTGACATGGATAAAGAACGCTGTCTTGCTCTGTTAGAATATATGGGTAAACCATGGACATGGTATAAATTGGTTATTGCAATCACACATGCTTCAATGAAATTCAATATAGATGCAACCATGACAACCATGATGGATAAATGGCAATCTGAAATAGCAGATGAACAAATAAACAAATACACAATACCTTTGCCAGTGCCAGAACTTAAAATAGATTTACTTGCAATGTTACGTGACAAAGACTATGAAGGCACATATCAAGATGTGTGTGACTTTTTATCAATACAACCACACGAGTATGAAGTGTTTGAAACACTCGTTGATTTATATTTTGCAGAGGATAAAGCAAATCAACTGTCAGAACAAACTGTAATAGATTTAATAGGAGCCACAGTAGACTATGCCGGAACGCACACCTAAACAGGAATTAGAACATTACTTTGATATCAAAAAAGATTATCACAGAGACATTGTGGTTGATGTGCCTATTGAATTTTTTAAAAAGTTTTTTGACAAAGGCAATGAAATATGTATGCGTATACGTGACATACGCAAACGTGATGATTGGCAAAACATCACAGCCGAAGAGGCCGAAGAACGATCTGGTGGGTGCGATGAATTCTTTATACACAAAGCAAAAATTATCACAGACTCAATTAATAGGAATGGTTTGTTAACTCCTGTACATGCTCATTGGCATTGGTCAGCTGGACAAGTAAGACACCCTTCCAATGACAAAGCCAGTATTATATCTGGCATACTAGAGTTGGATACTGTGCCTATACTGTGGAGAGATTGCGAGTTTCATCATGAACTGTTTCCAGATCCCGAAGTGCAATGGCCACACAAAAAGTTTCACAGGACAGCCTGGTTCCGCGACTTTGAAGATACAACCAGAGAAATAACCACACCAGATGAGTATGCTGATCTTTATGGTGATGCAATACATGATGCACAACTTAAATTTGAATGTCAGCCCATGTCATACATTTGGGACAATTATCCTGACGTATGGGGCAAACTTAAACCTTTGTATAACTGTTATGAAGGTGTGTTTGATCAAGTGCGTGGCAGAGAAAACACAGAAAATTGTGTGTACTGTGGAGTGTTTGATAGATATCATAGATTGCGTATGCGTGGCAACAATACTCGTTTGGGTGATATACTACAACCTGCCACAGAAGGAATATTTTTTATAACAGAAACAACAGAAAGGTTTTACTCATGGGAAGAGATTGGTTAGACGTTGGTAAAAAGCGTTTAATATATCTAGAATTTATATCTGGATCAGCTGGAGATTTGTTTTCTAATATGTGCGGTGGAGCATCTGTGGGAACACTAGGCTTTGGCGGCAAGGACACATTTAAAAAACAAGCACGTGATCTTGCTTCGGGTATAAATTTACCTAACAAAACTATTGTACAGTTTATACTTGAAAAAACAATGAATGATGAAAGACCTATACTGGAAAACTATTTACAGAATATGTTGCTTACTTTTGTTTTGAATAATAATTTAAAAATAGAAGATCTTAACAATTATCACTCTGTGTGGATGAGTGGTCATCCACATTGGAACAACAATGAACCAATGGTAGAAGTTATTAAAGAAAAAGTTCAGAATATCGGTTGGGATTTTTTACCAATATCACTGATACCAAGCACACGAGAATCATTGGCTTGGACACTTTATTTTCAATCTACTCCTCAATATATACTGGATTATAAACACAAAGTCAAGTGGAAATCCGTAGATCCTGTAAATTTAATCATCAAAGACGAACGAGAAGAGTTATATGATTTATGTTCGTGGTTTAACAATGACATAGACAAACAGATTTTTGACTTTGTATATGATAATTACAGAGAAATACGAATGCCTGTGTTTGAAAAATTTTACACAAAAAGACGTGACTGGCTTGACAAGTGCTGGGATTCTTGTTATAATATAGAGTAGGAGTTTAACTTTTGTCAGAACTAAAATGGAGCGATTATGACTTTACTAAAATACCTTTTGACGAACTTGTTAGGGTGGGTCAAAGAACGATGCTCTATAGAGACATGTTTACTGTCAGTTGGCTTCTTGGTCGCTTTTGCAATTACCGTTGCAGTTATTGTTGGCCATACGCCAGATCAGATAAAAAAGATCACAGGCCCACACACCTCATTAATGCTACGATCGATGAGATAAAAAGACAAGCTCGTGCTAATAATTTTAACAGTTTTCATTTTTCTTTATCTGGCGGTGAGCCTACTTTCCACCCAGGATACTTGGACATCCTTGGGCATTTGGCTTCTGATGTCAGCAACACTAATTATACTAGTGTCCACATGACGTCAAACTGTTCAAGGCCATTAAAATGGTTTGAGCAGTATGTGGAAATAGTAAAACCACTTCATCGTGCGAGCATAACTAGTAGTCTACACGTTGAACACGTAAACACAAAGGAGAAGATGCAGGAGTTTGCCGACAAACTTATCCTGTGTCAAGAACACGATGTACAGATTACCATTAACATGGTTATGGTTCCCGACCAATTTGAACGAGACTGGGACAACGCCCTCTTCTTCCACGAACAAGGAATCAACGTCACACTTAAACCCCAGTCGGATCCGACTGCGTCAAAAGTGGTTGATGGATACACTAGGGATATGCTCAAGCGACTCTACAACGGAATGCCGCAAAGAGCCTACACCGACACGAAAGCTGTTTGGAGTGACCGTCCAAGACCACAGTTTCAAATTCCCACAGAAATAGATCAACGAGACGACAAATCTGTTCCGTGGAACATGCAGGTTGAATTCAAAGATGCCAATGGTGAAACATGGTACATGGATCAAGCAGAGAGATTCAATGCGTTTAACTTTAACAAATTTAAAGGATGGGAATGTAGTGCAGGATATCGTAGTATTATTATCCGAGAGCCTGACGGAAGTATCAAACGTTCCTACAGTTGTGCGGATGTTCCGCTCGGCAACATAGAAACAGGTTTCAATCTGTTCGATACTCCAATGCCATGCATCAGTGATAGTTGTGTAAGTTCAGCTGACTCAAAAATACCAAAACGAGCACCTGGTACTCAACTGCCATTATGGCCTGGAGATAAAACGTTTGATATTCATAAATCAACATAACAAATTTGAAGAACTGTACCCAGACTTTTATTGGTGGGGTGATGCAAATCTATCACCAGGTATAGTATATGAAAGTTTACGCCAAGGTCAGTTTCCCATTGAACTGCGTGGTTCCTTTGCATTTGTTTACATTGAAGATGATAACTGGTGGGCATGTGTAAATCATCTAGCAGAAACTCCACTATTCTACACAGACACAGAAAAAATATTTCACAACTTGTCATTGTGGGTGCAAGATGCTACACACCCGATGAAGGATGCACACTACAGAATTAAAAATGGTGTGTATGAATTACAGCGTTCTATGTTTGGTTTTTGTTATGCTATAGGCGAACACACACCATATGATGATATTCTCACAGTTAAACCAGAACATTATGTACACAATGGTGTACAGCATAGATACTCAGACATTGCACGACCCAAAGGCTATGTGTGGGACGGCAACCTATACAAAGAGCTATTAGATAATAATATTAGAAAAATTTATGATCGTAGATTGTATTATGATCAGCCTATCAATATGCTTTTCAGCAGTGGTAGAGATTCAGCTGTGGTTGCCTCAGCATTGGCACAATTAGGATATCAAAAACACATAGACTTTTACACCATAACACATAAAAAAGGCAAACACAATGAATATCACGATGCACTTTTTAATGGTGAAATGATAGGTATTGCACCTGTAAATGTACAAGCCAACATAAAGCCACCTGCGTATGATCCGCCATTGGAATATGAATTTAACGATTCATCATGGCTGGTAAAGTATCAAACCATGAACAGACACAAAATAGACGGCACAGTAATAACCGGTGAAGTTGGGAACATAATTAGTTATGGAGAAGCCGGTAAAAGACTGAGCTACTATGTAAACAGATATGGAGAATGGAAAGCGGAAGAAATTGCCAGCATGATGTGTAGTCATGTTGAAAATTTTAAAACCACAACTCTAAATTGCAGTAGTTTCAGTGACCAGTTTGAACGTGATGAGGTAATGGCAGAAATGGCTTGGAAACGCATTGTTGATGATGTACGAGAAACGCTGGATCGTTGGGGTTTCTGGACCAGCACAGACAAACAGTATCAACGAAACTGTTTGGTCAATGTAGGTTGCCTGCATCACAAAGTATTTAGAATACGTGGCTATAGCACAGATCATGAAAGAAGGTATATACACCCATTGGCAGACTACTATGTTATGGAATACACCTTGGGTTTGGACTACAGCGAAAGAGAAAAGCATGGCAGTGAGAAATGGTATTACAAACGTGCCTATGAAGGCAAAGGACCATTTGCACAGAGTGCCTGGAACAATCAGGTACGAGGACTAGGGATAAAGTGTGAGTAGAGATGGGCAAAACATGGTGGTTGCTACTGTTGGTTACAGCAGAAGCAAATGGAACATTCACAGTAACTGAAGAAGCAAGATATGATTACAAACCAAGTTGCCAAATGGCGGCTGAAGGCAGACAAATGTTTTTAACAGGTTCGTACGAATATCACAAAGGTTATATATGCGTAGGTTTAGGCGAAGATGTAGGGAACTAATATGGTCGATGATGATGCAAAACTGATATTAATATCAGAGTTCATTGAACAAAAATTACGCAAAGAAAAAGAATTAGAATTTTATCAAGATGAGTTAATCAAGTTAACCAAAAAAATCAGTATGCTGAGCAGAGAAGTAGACTTGACAAACTCAATTATCAGTTTAATAAAGTCGGACAATGTATACGACTTCCGTGAAAAATGGATACAACAAGAAGAAAAGAAGAAACTACTTGAACAAAGCAAAATACACGATACCGAGTAAAAATTTTGTACTGTTACCTGAGTACAAACATGCACAGCATTTTTTAAAAACTGTCTATCCTTATTATCCTGATTGTGTGATAATGACAGCAGACAAATCCATGCCCAGTCTGGAAGAGTCATACATTGAAGCAATAGATCTTTGGCAGTTTAACGACACAATTCGTATTGCTGTGTTTGGTGCTCATTGTTTAGACCGTATGCCTAAACCTGCAAGTTCACACATGGTTATCATGGACATGCTGTTGAGTCACACAGAAGTTGCTCGTAAAAGTGCATACAACAAAGAAAGCAAAATGGATCTTAGACCAGCTGGGCTGGCTGTGATGTTGGATCATCATTTTTCACAGCGTGGTCCATCACAAGGACAGGGCAGACAAAAATATACCAAACCAAGTGAACATTGGTCCAATGAGCTATACTAAATACAGTACAGGAGACAATGATGGCAATACAGTATTACAGAAAATGTTTAGGAGTAGGTCCTTACAACACAGTGGATGATTATTTTGCTGATGTTGATCCTTCCAACAACATGCGTAATTTTATTCAAAATCAAATTGACAATAGTTTGATTGATTCAATCGAATATAAACTAGCACAGGCAAAAAATGCCGTGTATTGTAAAGGACAAATTGATAACAATTCAGTTTGGAGCAACATACTGTTGAATGAATCTTCAGCAGGTTATAATTTCAAAGTACAAATGAACATGTTAACAGTAACAGCATCAGAATACGAAGCAGGTGCATGAGCTACGGTTCAAAAATAAGAACATTATTAATTACAAATATTGCATTAACAATATACACAGTCTATTGGTGCTCTGTCAATGACAGATGGGATTTATTTTGGATAGGTTTTGCATGGGCTCTGTTTGCAATAGGTGTAGGCACATGGGCAGGTTGGCACAGATACTGGAGCCATCGAGCCTATGAAACAGGTCCTATACGTAGAAACATAATGTCGTGGCTAGGAATACTAGCATTGTCTGGTGCACCTATTCATGTTATTGCTGTACACAGAATACATCATGCAAATTCAGACAAAGAAGATGATCCACATTGTCCCAAAGACACACCATGGTACAAATTGTTTTTTGGATATTATAAAACATTCAACGCACGACCAAAAATGTTGCGTGATGTTGTACGTGACAAACAGTTAAGATTTATTCAAAAACATTATTTTAAAATTCACACATATGGATTAATTTTTACTTTTGCTTACCATCCAGTACTGGCAGGCATCGTGTTTTCATTTCCTATCATGTACGGATACATTGCTGGCATAGGAGGAAATGCTATTATAAATCATCTGTGGGGTTCACAGGACCATCGCACACGTGATCATTCAACCAACAATTGGTTAATAGCATTGATAAGTTTAGGTGAAGGTTGGCATAACAATCATCATGCAAAGCCTATGCGATATACCACACAAGAAAAATGGTGGCAGTTTGATCCAGTAGGTTGGTGGATAAAATACGTTTGGGCCACTAAGCTAGGTTAGTGTTTATATCATACTTGCCCACTGGTGGGTATTTGTATGTCCAATCTTTTTGATTAATATATTGACCCAATTGAGGCTTGGGATTTTCAATCCAATCAGCCATTTGTTCTGCGATATTAATTTGAGATTTAATTCCAGGTCGTCTACAATCCCTTGCAAGATCAACAACCCAACTAAAGTCTCCACGCATGATGGTCATGTTTTTGCGTGGCTTCATGTGTCTCATCCAACGATGTCTCCACAGTCTGCTGGGTTCAAAGTAGAACGCTGTGGGTATATTGAGTGTGTTAACATAGTCAAAAAACAATTCACCATAGTTGCGATTGTTTTCTAAATACATGGCCGCCAGTGCTTTACGCCATTCTACAGCATCATTTCTATGTCCATTCTGTTCATACAAATGCAAATATATGTAATCTGATTCTGTAAAGAAACGAGGATTGGTGATAATAATGTGTGTGGGTTTATATTCTTCTACCCAATGTTTGAGTGGTTCCCACATGGTCATCAATGAATGATAAGGAGAAAGATTGATGTGTGATCCTCCTGTGTATTCGGCAGTTAGAGCAGGGTGACTGTCTTTGTATGCTAAACCCATTCCAAATGTGTTGCATTGTCCCATGTGTAGTATGCGAGTGCTATTGCTCATTGCTGATGGTCTGTGATTTGAACGTAATCCGTGCTTGTCTAAATTATAGTTTACTTCTTCACGTGTCCACACACGATCCTGTTTGACATGATCATATTTGTAATCCATGCCTTGACAACCAATCCAACCTGCTTGTTCAAACTGTGAAAAGTATCGTTCATTGTCTCCGCCATACCAACGAGAATCCCAATAAGGTTCCAATGGTTGTTCAGGATAATAATCTTCAAAGTCTAAATCTTGATGTTGATCTGATTGTTCAAACAATTCTTTTTCTAAAAAATAACGTTGATATTCTTTACGATCTATTTTACTCATAATTGTACCTCTGCATAACAGTTACTTTCACTGGTATCTGTAGCAAACCATTCACTCATTTTTACAAAGCCAACCTTTTCATAGGCCGGCAATGCTGTTTCACGAGGCAAAGTCCAACACATGGTACAGCCCATATCACGTGCAGTATCTATTGTGTGTTGTAATATATCTGTGCTAACGTTTAATCTACGATACTCTTCCAGCACATATAATCCTCTAGAACGAAAATTTGTTTCTGAAGTTTTATGTCCTGAATTAACACCTGCTAACTTTCCATCCACATAAGCACCAAAGAAATAAGGAAAGTATTTCTTATAAATTTCCATATCAGTTTCAGTGGCAGATGCCATGCTACTCATTGTTTTGATATCTTTTCTGCCCTTCCAAAGATGATGTACCCATATCTTTTTACAGGTGTCCCATGTAATTTCTTTTACTTGTGTTTCCATCGCCATACCACCATCGGTCTTATAAGATCCTTGCCCAACGATAATTCCATTGCAATATCAGGAGAACGTGATGCAACTTCCTGTTGAATATCCAGTTCTTCCATGGACATGGTCATAATATCTGTGTGACCTATCTGTACACTTTCTGTCACAAAGCCAAATTCTTTTCCATATGTAGTTATGTTTTCTTCTGTCCAGTCTATTTCACTGTTGGTAGGATGAGTATGACACACTATGGTGCCATGTTCTGCCAAGTAGTAACTCATACATTCACCAATTTCTGTGGCCCATTTTGAACCGCCATAATTGAAAGGTCCAAAGCACAGAATCCAATCAGCAGTACGTTCTTTGAAAGGCTTGCGTCTGTGAAAATTTTGTATGCTCATTTTAAAATCTACTTCAGGAAGCTCTGCAACATCTACACCAATAACATTTGGCACTATCTTTTTGAACTCGTTACTGCCACAGCCAAGATCTAAAACCAGCGTAGGATTGCTTTCTGCTATTTCTTCTGCCAGTTTTCTTCCGCTGAGTGTCCTGTGTAACGCAAGTGATCTTTTGCGTACTTCGTGTTGCTGTTCAAAACGTTCTTTCAAACGTTTCAATATGCCGTTACTGTTCAAGCGGATTGTTCCATTCTTCTTCTATAGAGTGTACTGGATAATCAAAATCTGCATTGTTGCGTATGTATTTCAAATCCATAACAGTTAATGCACCCAATACTTTTGCACCTGTTTGTTCAATCAACTTTGCTGTTGCTCCCAATGAACCGCCTGTGGCAACCAGATCATCCACAATGATACATCTGTCTGTGTGTCCAAGCAGGCCTTCTTGTAGCACCAGAGTTGCTTTACCATATTCAAGTTCGTATGATTCTTTTAATAGTTTACCTGGATACTTGGCGCCTTTTTTACGTACCATAACAAAAGGTAGACCCATTGCATATGCTACAGCAGAACCTAACACAAAACCTCTGCTTTCAACACCAATGATGTGTGTGGGTGTTTTCATTGCAGTGGCTTTGTCCAACAACAAACCAATCACAGTTTTAAACATTGGTCCTGCAAACAAACTGTTCAAGTCATAAAAATTTACGCCTTTAACAGGATAGTTTGGTACTGTTCTTATAAAATCTTTTATCATCTTTTTATGTATGCTCCTTCTGGGCTTTTAACTGCTGACAGCAGTTCGTCCCACATCTGTGGCGAAATACGTATATTCTGTTCTTCATTCAACACAGTATTCCATTGTGAAATAAAAACTGCATCTGATTGAATTTCTACTCGCAAATCATCTTCATAACCACCATCATCCAATACCACAATTTCAAATGTGTCATGTTCAAATTCTACTGTGTACATTAGGGTTTCCTCCACCACCAATTATAACGAGGTCTCACACCATCGTGCATGTGCCTGTTAAATCGTTCATCTTTTAATCTACGCCAATATTCGTTCTGCACTTTAACATGTGCATCTTTGAGTCCTTCTTGATACTCCAGAGGATCAAACATGTCTGAGTTGTCATGTTCTCTGTCCAACCATTTGTTGAAATCATCAATGGGTGTATCGTCTGGATTGAAACGCACCATGTAGTCTTTCAACTGTGGCCAGCTCAACTGTCGTAGGTCTGTCCATTCTGTGATGATGGGTGACTTGTGATCGCTTTGTTCCACCCAGCCTGGCACACTTAGGTGTGGGTCACACAGTTCCCAACCAAACAGTTCAGTAAACTCATGCACCGCAGTTCTTGTCCATGGATAGTGAATAATACCACGTGAATTAAATCCTGTTGCATCGCTTTTGCGTCCTGGACGAGCATGTCCACAGACTACACCTCCGGGTTTAAGTTTGTCATAACACAAACCAATGAGTTTTTCCTGTTCTTCTTGTGTGCCAAAGTTGAATGGACCTACACAACGAATAGCATCTACGCTATTGTCCTGAAACAGTTCTAGTGCATCATCACAATCCATAACAAGATCAACTCTGCCTTCGTAAGGCAGTAGGTCAACACCTATCAACCCTTGTATGTGTTCTTTAAACAATGAAAATCCACAACCTAGATCAAGCACCAGATCGGGATTCATTGCATTGATTACTTCGGCGGCTGGAAAGCCTGAGCCTGTTTTTGTGTGTGATGTTGTTCTTATAATATCCGAATGTCCAGTGGAAAAGTGTTCACGTAACTGTGCTAGTCTTTTATCACGTGACCAGCCAGCTACTTCTTCTGGATCGAACTTGGATTTTACGCTACTTAAAGCAGACATATACTGTTCGCTTTGTTCTAGATTAGCTTCCTGGTTCAATTACTGCCAACCTTTCTGCCATTATTTTCTCCATTTCATAATCTGTGGACATCATTTCTAAATCCATACCAATGTATGCCAATGATGCCATCAAATACAAAATAATCAATAATCCTATAACTATTGCTTCTATTTTTAATATATTAATTAACATTGTTTTACCTTTGTGCTATCATGTTCAAACTCAAACTGCAAACTTTTAATTTAAAGTTGCTGTGAGGAGATTGCTCATATACTGTAATCTTGGCTCTCTGGCCACTTGTTTTTTCAAATTGTAATAGTGTATCTTCTGGCAGTATTACTCCGCCTTCCTTAAATGTGTTGTAAATATCTGTTTCTAATTTGTGCATATACGCTTTGTCGTGCCAACTGCGAGCCAATGCTAGGCCACAGATGTCCGGTAAGTATCTTTTTATTTCTTCACGTGTCTCGAACACTTTGCGTTCTTCGACTAGTAAAAATGGTTGTACTTCAGTTGGTTTTTTATTTTTATATGGAACCAAGGCTCCTTTCTTAACTGGTACTAGTTGATTCATGATTCCTTCTGCTTAACACAATCATAACTTCCTCCAGATCCAAAACCAACGCTGTCTTATAACTTCGCTGGGTGCATCAGGTGTGTCTTTCCTGCGTTTTATTTCCCGTTGTACCGCTTCCCATTGCGAGTACATGTCTCCGTCTTGCACTTCAGTCTCCACTGGTGGTGCACCATTTAGAGTGTGTTCCCATGGTTCAATGTCAGCAAGTTTTTGTAATTTTTCATCTGTGAGTTTGCCAAGATCTGTGCCATCCAGCACAGGAGCAAGTTCAAGTTCAAAATCTTGTTGAGCACCAAATCTGTAAATACTTTCTTTCATCCACGGATAGCACAAGCCTCTGTTTTCTCTCCATGGGTCAACTTTGAGATGAGCCCAATTGGCTGGCTTGACCAAACATACTAGTTTACCACCTGGTTTAAGACAACCATGCATGGTGGTGAGCATTTCAGTAATTTCATTTGTATCACCATGATTGAGAGGACCTATTGCAAGTAGCCAATCCCATTTGTTGTCTTCCACGTACTTGTATATATGACCCATAATATCCCATTGTAAATCTTTACTGCCCCAATCGCCTGGCTCCATACCTACTAAATTTTTAATCTTACCTTTGTAAGGATTAGATCCACAACCAACATCCAGCACAAGCCCATTGGGATCACGTTGCTGAATGTAGTCTACCAACCATTGTCCTGTGTATTTGCGAGTATCAAATGTAAACTCGGCCGTCCATGCATCATAACTTTTTTGATAGTTACGAGCTGTGTGTGACCATCTCACTGATTCGGGCAGTCGCCACCACTGTGGCAACACAAAACGATCTGTGATATCTTTCTTTTCTACAAATCTAAATTTTCCCAGTTGCCTTTTAGGCACATTCATTAATCTAATCTTTGCCATCTAAATTTAACGGTGCATGATTCAAATGCATTTCACCGCCTTCTGCACATTTTTCATAGCACACAGGAGAACACTTCTTTTCATCTGTCCAACTCTTGTCATTGAAATGTTCTGTGTATGCATAGTGCCTTAATATTTTGTCAATGCCGTGTACTCGTGTATCATTCCAATCTGCCGGCAGAGAGTCTATGTATGGATCTCCAGTCTTGCCAAATTCTGCAAATATATTTTGATACATACAGCAAGGCCACATCTTAAAATTGATATCAATATCAATTTCTTTGCCTTTCATTGCTTCACAGATAACCTTTTTCATAGTTTGCTCTGCTCCATGAGATTGGATAGTGCTACTGTTTTTGCATCCTGTATATCCACAATCTGTTGTTCTTCTGCATCAACATCAATGCCAAGTATGTTTCTCACATGCTGTTTGCCTTCATCACTGACCAGCAAGCCATGTTCGCCGCGATTGACTTTGATGTCCATGTTCACTTCCAGCTCTTTGCCAATGCGTATAACATCTTCAAGTTCATGCCAGTTGTGTTCGAACACAAGAAAGTCCCAATACGTAAGTCTACTATGATTTTCAGCACAAGTCAAGAAGTTTTCCCATGCACGATCAAAATCAACATCTATTCTGTATTTTTCATTGGTCTCTTGTGTTAGTCCATCAATGGCAAATGTAAAGCACAGCTCACCATAATCCTGGTCTTCAACTTTGTCGTATATTTCGCGATACCATTCTTTTTTGCGTATGCCACCATTGGTGTTTATCATCACTTGCCAAGCACGAGCTGTGCCTGCCAGTATAAATTTTTCTATGTCAGGGTGCATCATTGGATCACCATGTTCACCACAAAACTGTATGGTTTTTGTTGACCAATCAACTTTGTCAATCACATCCATCCACACAGGAAATGGCATGTGTTGTAATGTTATGAAGTTTGCAAGTTCAAGTGTTTCTGCATCTGTTCTAGGACAGGTAGGACACTTTGATTGACAGTATGTGGTTATACAAAAATCAATACGAGTGTGATCTCTAAACGATTTAAATTTTACAGGATTACGTTTTACTTCTGATGTAACAGCAACAGGCGTGGTGTCTGACATTCTTGTTCTTGAAAATACATTAATCATTATGGAGCGTCTGTCTACTTCACGTTCAATTCGATCCACTGAATGCCACGATATATCAGTGGCTTTAAAACACCAGGCTGTGTTGCGTTGAAAAGGAATCTGCCTAACTTTGTTGTGATCAGCATCCAGTACCCATGCACCTGTGTCTTCCAATTCATCTGAACCAAAGTATATCTGCAGAGTGCCGTATCCACGAGGTGAACGAATATCTTTTAAATCTCTGTGTGGTCTTTGATAAAAGCCTTTGGAATCAATGTGTATTTTAATTTCCAGTTGTGCATCTAGGTCAGCCGGCCAATCCAGCAGATCCAACAACCATTGTTTGTTTGCAGGCATGTACCACAGATCACGAAAGCCATCCAGTCCTGGCGACAGATGTGCTTGACCCATTGGGTACACATAATCTTCAGCATTAAGCAGACTGTCTGGCTCGGGCTCGTAAGCATAAACCATACGTTCTAGTTTGTCATACAAATCTTCAGGTAAAAAATTACCTTCCCATATTCTGTAATGAAACGGATTCTGCTTCTGTATTTCTGTTCCGATTCCATTGAGCATAATATCTCAAACCTTCTCCGTCGTCTCGCCAACGATCTTCTTGTACATCAACGCATACACAATCATTTTTGATTGCTAACTCTCGTAGCTTATCTTCATTCCATTCAAAAAAGTCAACCCATTCAGCACCAGCTCTGCTGTGTGTAAGTCCAGGATTTACTCTCCAAAACAACGAACCGCCAGGCTTACACAAACTGACTGCTTTTGCAACCTTGCGTTCAATTTCTGTTTGATCGCCAAAGTTTATTGATCCTAAACACAACACCACATCATTGGTGCCGGTTAATCTTATATCCATCAAATCAATAACTTCATCAGCTTCTGTGTTGTATGGATCTATACCCCATAGATTTTTAATTTTACCTTTGAGTAGATTATAACCACAACCTATGTCCAACACAGAATCGGGTCTAAGTGCGTTTACTTTTTCTATTAACTGTTCACCTGATGCTTTGAAATTTTTATTGTCAGGCCGCCAATTACCTGTGTTACCAAAATAATTGTGCAACACCTGTCGGTCTAATGCATCAACCATTGGTTCCATTGCGTTGTAATCTGGTTTCACACCAAACGTTTCTACACAGAACTGTTCTAGTGCGTTGCGTATTTTTCTATTCATTATTCCTCCAGTATCAGTTTTACATCTACACCAGGACCTGCACGACTTGGCAAGCCACCGTATTGTTTTACATAATCTTCTATAACAGCTCTATACCATAGATGACTGTTATGAGGAGCCTGTTTGTTGTACTTAGTTAGGTTTGCAGACGTGGCCACAATGGCTCCAGATGCCAAAGCTCTTGAACATTCACGCTGTAACTCACGTGTGGATAGATCCTCTATGTTGATTCGACCTGCATTACGGCCCCATGTTACATTGTTAAGCATCCAGCATCTCACTCACTTTTATGGCCACTGCGTTGTGCCATTCTTGTCCTGGGTGCTTTCCGTCTGCACCCTTTTTATCATTTACAATTACATGATTATCTATCTGTAACAGTTTTACATTATTTACTGCACAAAACGATTCAATCAACAGTTTGTTCTTGTAGTAGTTGTAATTGTCCCACGGTTCATTTTGTAATTCAGACATCAACCAAAAATAATCATCTGGTGTGTCCATATCCATGTTTTTAAATCTATACACTTTGCCATCAGGTCGTATCCATTCTCTTCTGTATCCGTATGTCCAGCACACAACGACTGTGGCAGGTGCATAGTTGCGAATGTACTGTATAGCATGTCTTACAATCATGTCATTGGAAGCAGAAGGATAGCCCATGTTATCCATGGACAGTATGTGTGGAAATGCATGTGCTACACCCAATCCAAACACAAACGAATCTCCTACAACGCCAACTTCACCTGCAAACTCTTGACCGCGAAAGCCTAGACTGTTATAGTGATACACAACATCATCCATGGTTTCTGATTGGCCAGCAAGATGATCATCTCTGCCTGTCAACTGTTGCTCAAACAATTCCAATTAGTGTGTACCTTTTATATAGATATGTTTTTAATTCACCGCCATACAGCTCTTCTGAAAATTGATATTTTGCACGAGCTTCATCCAAATTATGCACACAGTTCATGTGTTGTGTGTTTTCAAAATAATCATTGGTTTGCAAACACACAGGCATGCCTTTGGGCAGATTATAAAACCAATCATCTTTCATGTGTTCACATGATGTGTTAATAACAAGATTGGGTTTAAATTCTACTGTGGTAGGATTCATGTTGGGCCTGGGCACTTCAAATGTGGTTTTGCCATTTTTATATTGCAAACGATTACAATCTGCTGTTGCGGCCTTGAAAGTCCATGCTTCGTCATAGCATTTTTTAGCATTGAAGCAGTCTGCCACTTCCCAAACGTCTGGGTCTATGTCCAATGAAAATATCTGTTTTATTTTAAAACGCTCAAACAAGAAGTATGCAAACGTGTTGAACCATCCACCGTACATGAGTACATTGCCCATGTTGCCATCTTCTACAATTTTATCCAGCTCATCCATCATCCACAGTTTGCTCTGTATTTGTCCACGTGAAAAATGATCATTGATATTGATCACATCTCCGCCAAATCTATCATGCCAATCATTCAATATTTTAAACAGATCTATGTCTATGCAATGAGCCATGTAGTTGACCAGTTTCTTGTGTGTCAACCATTCAGTCCATTGTATGTTGCCATGCAGGATAATATTAACAAATTCTTCTGAATAAGGAGAATCACCTCTGCCTATTTCGTCCAGTATAAGTTCTTTTTGTCTGTATGCATTCATAAAGAATACTGCATTGCGAATTGCAGAAAACTTTTTGTACAGAGGGTGCTTGGTACGTTTTAGATATTCATCTATTCCGTTTACCCAATGATACTTGCTGGTTACCAGCTCTGTTGTTTCTTCCCAATCTGCGGTCATACTGCTTCTTCAAATTTCTTTGCCAACCAATCAAAGTCGTTGATCATTTTTAGTGCGTCTTTGTCACCACGATATGTTTCGCCAAAGTCTGCTCCTTGTTGAGCTCCCAGTAGAGCGTATTCTCCAAAAGGTCGTTTTTCACCTCTTGCACACCAAACTTTAAGTCTGTATTCATCGTCAATGTTATCATTGTTATCTATAATGTTTGAGCTGAGTTTAACACATTCTCTGAACGCTGATTTCCATGTGTTAAAAGGATCTGTGTTAAACGCTGTAACATTACTTATTTGGAACTTGGGCACAAAAGGACAACCAATTGATGTTGTCATGTCCACTGACCAATCTGTTAGTTTGAGAAAAGGTTCTCTGGGAAACAGTTTAACAGCACCATAGCCGTAAATTAAATCATTGACAGGATTGCGTGATCTGTATGTGAACACACATTCTGTTTCCATCACATTTGGATATGCTTCTTTAAACTTGTTGGGTACAAATTTAAATTTAAATTCTTCTTCAATGATTGCATCTGCATCAACCACATAAAAGTGTGAAGTTTTTGCTCGTTCGGCCGCTGTTTTGTGTGCTTCAAATATGCCTTTGACACCATGCACTCGTTGGGCATGTGGGGCAAAGACTTTCAGCATTTCATAATTCTCATCAGCAAACGATTCATTGTAGCTGATATAAAAGACGTCTAGCATGTGTTTTTCCTATCATAACTAATTATATGCGTAGTTTTAACCAAAGCACAGATCTTGCTGAAAAACGTTCCTATCTTGAACACTTTGTAGACTGGTCAAATTCAACTCATAATGCTTATTATATACGAGGTTCTATATCTAGTCAAGTATTCTATGACATCTTGGCACAGAATGGTTTGCGAGTTGTGAATGACTTTTCTCGTATAATTGATAATTTTTTGCGGGTTGATAGATCCAAAAAAGAAGAATTTCATCGAATAGGTCCTCTGCATGTTCACGCTGATGCAGATCCAGATCTACAAGCCATATACAAGCTATTTAAGATCTATTGGCTGAGTCAAGATATCAATGAACAGGGCTGTATAACTGCACCTGTACAGATGTTGAGCTTTGGATATCCAACTGTAAACTGTCACCCCGGTTCAGACAAATCATATGCTATTATATTTTTAGCTGAGCCACTGGACGAAGTGCCTTTTGTGTACATTGATTATGCTCGTGTAAACTACAAGTTTTACCGAGACTGGGATCATGAAGTATGCGATACTCGTGAAAAGATTGAAGCATGTTTTCCAAATTTCACACACCCTACTCATCATTGTGTGTATGAATGGTTGGAAATGTGGCGTGAAGGTTGTTCACCACACAACATGCCAGTGTTCAACGGCATACGCAAGTATCACAAAAAACTAAACACCTGGGGTGAAAATCGTTTTCGTACGGCTGTGTGGCATTTGAGTTATTTTGATGCAATACACAGAGAAGGCATGTGGCGTGACATTGACATGCTGTGGGATATAAAACTGATAGATGATAACACTCTAATGATCGGAGACCGATGTATCACCAAAGAATACGGAATATGGAGACCCAACAATGTTTTCTTTAATGCAATCCACAATCCAACGAGCCCAATCGACAAGTACACACCCTATAGTTCACGTTGGTTTTGATTCTCGACACAGAGAAATGTATGATTTGTGCATCAGCTCAATGAGGCACTATTGCAAAGATGCGATAATAAAACCAAATTGTATCAATACCATTCCATATTATGGGCGAGAAAAGAAAGACAATGAATCAACTGCTTTTGTTTATTCTAGATTTTTTATTCCATTTGTGAGTTTTTGGCAAGGCTGGGCCATATTCTGTGATGGAGATTTTTTATGGCAAGACAATGTTGCTAGACTTTGGGAACAGCGTGACGATCGTTATGCTGTAATGGTTTGCAAACACGACTACAAAAGCACAATAAAAGAAAAAGCATTTGGTCATGTGCAGGAAAATTTTCCACGCAAGAACTGGAGCAGTCTAATAATGTGGAATTGTGCCCACCCCAGTAATAGAACACTAACACCCGAGTATTGTAATTCAGCTGAGCCTCGAGAACTGCACAGGTTTTTACATCTTAAAGACGAAGAAATAGGATCAATTGATTTACGCTGGAATTGGTTGGTAGACGAATATGAATATCGAGAAGATGCTGGTGCTCTGCATTTCACCAATGGTGGTCCATGGTGCGATATTAAAACCAAACAAGATTTACAATACTATCAAATGAGAGCAATACTGGGCATTGACAAGTGGTAGACTTTAATTCTAATCTATTAGATTCAGTGGTGGATGATTATTTCGCCAATTCAGGCAACACCATCTACATGGCTGAAGTTACTCTGGATCAGTATGTGCAGTTGGCAGATATTAGACGCATGGATCCTGCTTGGTTAGAAGCAGAAAGTATCGCTCAATATATTGCCACCGACTGGAGAGATCTAGACCGAATAAAAGGATTTTATACCATGCACAAAGCATGTGTGGTAGGTTCAGACATTTATCGTCGAGGCATATTGGCTCCACAACAGATGCAATGGTCTGAAAATTATAAATTGGTTGCACATCCTGGCTCTGACAGAATGATGTACATATCTGAATTGATCACACAAGGACTAATAGAAGATCGAATACACATGCAGATTGAAGAACAATCCTGGATGAAATCAACTCTGGATGTGTATCATTGGTTGCCTGATTTAAAACTCGTTACGATTGAAAACAAAGAACATCTAAAAACATACTATCAAAATTGGGACTCTTCACAGTATTATAATGTGCCCTACGACACGGATGTGTCCAAGGCTGGCTTCATGGGCATGTTTAAAAAGAATATGCAGAAGTATCTAGACACCATAGAATATGAATTGGACTCGGTGCCAGAGATTCGTCATCTAGAAATAAAAGCTCTGCGATTTAGAATTGAACTCGCAAACACTTTGCAAAAATTTTATGATTGTGCTGACGCAGTTAATTTACAGTTTGGGCCGTGGCATCTATCACATCAGGCTCTTGTGTTTGACCCAGAAAAGGCCTGGTAATTCTGTATTCACCTTCATTGGTAAAAACAAAATCTACCACATAAGGCACAGGCTGAATGATAAAGTCTTCTTCATTGTCATAGCCAGCTTGGCTCAATGCCTGTTCAATTTGATCTCTCACAAAAATAAAATCATGTGGTCGTTTCACAGTCTTGTCTGCTTCCTGTACCCACACAACCACCTGTGAGGATCTTTTAATGATTGATTCGAACTCTCGTGTGTGTTCGTCTGTCCATGGTTGAAATGCTCCCAGCATTGCACACGTAGGACGTTTCCAGTCAAATTGTGACATCTGTACTCCTATTCATATATAAATGGATCTTGTTTTGCAATCTTTTCCATCAGTTCACGTCTGCGTCTTTGTTTACGCAATCGCGGCCCTATAATGGGCAAATACTCTAATAATTTTACTATCTTGGCAAGCATATGTCAACCCCATATTCAGCACTCCAGCGTACAGCATCATGATGTATGTTTACCAGAGGCTTTCCTTTTATGTTAAGACTAGTATTTAACAGCATGGGACAACCAGTTTCTGCATACCAACGTTCCAACAGCGTTCTAACAGGACCCATTTCCTTGCCCACAGTTTGCACTCTAGAAGTATTATCATAGTGTATGATGGCAGGAAACTCTTTGGGCCGTTTACATTTGGCTACAAATTGCATATACGGAGATGTTTTTACAGGCATATCAAAATACCGATATGCATGTTCTTCCAGTATCATTGGAGCAAATGGTCTAAATGCTTCACGCTGTTTAATTCGATTAACTCTGTCTTTTACATCGGCGCCTCGGGGATCGGCCAAGATACTTCTATGTCCTAATGCTCGTGGTCCAAACTCGGCTCGGCCCGAAGCAACCGCTGTAATTTTGTGTTCATGCAGATCTTCCAATATTTCTTCTATGGGATATTCACCAGGTATATCCGCTCCTAGAAATGCATGAGTAAACTCTAATCTTTGTTTTTTGTGTGCAAGTACACAACCAATGGCCGAACCAGCATCACCTGGGTTGGGCATTATCCATATATCATCATAATAATTGGCCGCTAAACTGTTTGCTACACAATTTAACACACAGCCACCCATCAACACAAGGTTGCGTGAAGGGAAATGAGTACGAGTGTATTCCAGTATGCCTGTGAATATTTCTTCATATATGCGTTGTGTGGCCGCGGCAATGTCGGCATAATCCTGTGGTGTGTTTAAATCAGGTCGCCAATCTCTACAGCCTCTATGACAGTTGCGTCGAAACCGCACACGAGGATTGGATTGATCAGGCATGCGAGCAATAAAATCTCGTTTTATTTCAGAATAATATTTTTTTGGATCGCCTATTGCGGCCATGCCCATCAGTATGTATTCATGTTCCTGTGGTTTTAATCCTATACGCTGTGTCATGGCAGAATACCATATGCCCACAGAGTGTGGATATGATTGTGAAAAACGTTTGTGCAGAGAATTGTCTATGCCTTCCCATACGGTGAATGTTTCCCATTCACCTATAGAGTCCAACACAACAATGGTTGCATGATCGTATGTGGATGTGTAGTAGCCTCCGGCGGCATGAGCAAGATGATGTCGAGTAGGCTGAGAACGTGGCAGTTGCTCAGGAAAACAGTTCTTAGAAATGCCTGCTTTCAACATCACATTGTACACCATGTTTAAAAAATGGTCGGGTGAAGGCTTTTTGATTAATTCGTATTGTCCTGCATACGCCTGCCGAGTTTTCTTTAACCATGGAGTTTCATAAAAGAATATTTCTTCTGGTACGCCATACTGAAGTGCTTCATGCATCAGACCTGCATGAACGAAACGTTCATTTTTTACTTGAGAAAAACGTTCGGAATGTGAAGCAAACTCAAGACGATCATTCACAAACACAGCCAGAGAGGCATCGTGTGACAGCCCAGTCCAACCCCACGTGACATCGTATCTACTCGTCATCCACAGTTTCCACATGTATACCACGCACCCAATGATACCATTCTCGGTGTTTGCGTTTTGCTTCTACATGTGTTACATCTTGTGCCCATGCTTCTACATCTTCTCGGCTACGCCATGTGCTAACTGTGATTTCAACATCATCTATTTCTTCTGATTCAATTGAAACAAAGCCTGGCATTCCTTCTGCCATTTTACGTAGTCTTGTGCTTCTATTTTTATAGTCTGCATTTAAATCTTTTATTTTTGCGATAAAGAATACTTTTATCATATGTACCTTTTAATATATTACTAGTTGAACGAGTGCTATGGTGTTCATTACTGTGAACCACGCACATAGCACAATGGCAAAGAATGCTTTGCGTATTACAGTACTAATTATACCAAGTATTGAACCTGCTAGATATAATGGAATGAATATCTCTGTTGCAGGATCTAGAATAGTAAATGAAAGTATTGCTGAAGCTGTTAACAGCAACACAGTTTCTACCATTTCACAATAGAATGCTGTGGGCGATAATCTGTGTGATTCTTTAATAAATTCTTTTATACGACCCAGTCGGTTAGTTCTATATATTCTTTTCATGTTACCACCATCCTAGCAAATGTCCGTTGCCTAATATAATCATTACGCAGGTTGCAATGTGCAATAATACCCAAAATGTTCTTATGATCAACATCTGTTTGTCATAGGGTTTGGTCTTATCGTCTGAATAAGATCCCAATGCGTATTGCCATATTGTTAATAAACTTTTCATTTTTTATTCCTCGTCATCCAGCGTTCAATGACTGGAACCAATTGTGCATGAGTATCTTCAAACCATTCAGCCACATGATAGTCCACTTTATATGCAGGCTTTTCAAACATAGCATTAGTATCTTCAAACCTGCCTTCTTTAATAGTATCCAACCACACAGTAAAGTCTGGATTAAACTCTTGTCTTGCACGTTCTGTTGGACACACAAAGTCTGCGACGGCCACTTTACCTGCCATTACAACACCATCTGCTAAATGTTTCATTCTTTGTGCTTGGCGTATTCTACCCTGTTCACTGAAGTCCCAATCATTATAACTTGCACGAACAACATCAGCATTTATATGTATCCCACCAATCAACTCAGCAAACGGTTTCGCAAGTGTGGTTTTACCCGAACCAGGCAATCCAAATATTAATATTTTCACGTTCTATCCTTTATGTGTGATACACCGACAATGGTTCTGACAGATCCGGTCTTATGGCCAGAATCAGTAGAGCTGTTCTTGGCAGATCAGAAAAGTTTGGCATTGTGGAGTGCAGAGTACGAGGATGATACATCAGCACAGATCCAGCTGGTGCTATAAATCGATAACCATCGTCAGTCAATCGCATGTTTAATTCATCAGATCCTATTTCTGACAGAGCAAACTGTTCGCGATGTGATCCTGGCAGTATGGCTGTTCCACCATTCATTTCAGTGAAATCATCCACAGCAATTAAACATTGTACTGCCAACAGTTCTGTTATTTCATGCCACGGACGAAACTGATAGGGTGAATCAATGTGTGCATGTATGTATGCAGAATCAGGATTGGCCACATGAAAATCAGCATATTCCCATTGGTAATTATCCTGCATCATGTCAGCAATGAATGGTGACAATCGATCCTGTGCCCAACGAGTTTCTGCATGTACTGGCTGTGTCCAATAGTGTTGATAACCTGATTTTTCAGTGGGAATTTCTTTGTCTTGCCAACCATGTAAATTATGATGTCCTCTTGCAACAGGTTTTTGTGTGTTGAGTTCACGCAGACGAGCCACTTCTTCCGAGTTAAAAAACTCAGGAATTGCAGTATAACCATCTCGAAGAATTATGTCTCTAAACTGTCCCATTTCTTATCTTTGTTGCACTTATTGAATGTATTTCTTCGCCTAGATCATGTTGTGTGGTAGAATAGCCCACATCACGACCCCAGCTGATGTTTACTATGTTTGGCACAATCGCAATCATGTAATGTTTGTTTTCTTCATAACCCTCTGCTGATAATCGTTCCTTGATCAAGGGAATTGATTCATGAGGCATAGCCGGATTGTTTTCATCCTGTGGCATGTGTCTAATCATGATAAACACTTGATCTGCTTCTGTTTCGATGATGCGTTTAAACAGAGCTGTGTGGCCGTCATGCCACGGTTGATATCTACCCATCATTTGTGCTGTGGGTCGAGTTGAATCAAATCCATTGGGATGGATATGAAAGTCAGGTGGTGGTGCTGGTTGTTGCATTGATTATTTTTCCCATGATATGGTTCCAATCCACAGAACCATTTATATAATTATAATAATTATCTGTTAACTTGTCAAGAACCTTTTCAGTCTTTTTCTGAAAAAATTGCATGTCTTTACTGTTTATCCATTCACACAATTCAATCATGTCACGTTGTGTTTGCACCGAATCTCTTTCAAAGTAATCTTCAAATGTGTGATAGCCTTTGTCTCTCAGTATTGAATTCATTTGTGGATTGCCAATGATAACAAAAGGGTGCATACATGCAATGGTTTTGAATGTTTTTTCTGTAACAAAAGGCAAATGATGATCCGATTCTGTTACAACAGAAAAGTATGAGCGTTGATAAAATTCTGTCAATTGATCAGAGTTGGATATGGTCCATGGTTGTGTGACAGGATCCAGTGGATCCAGTTTCATTACGGTAAAGTTTTGATCAGGTATGCCGTCATTGTGATTACGCCAATTGTCCATGCAATGTTGATAATAATCTTCTTTTTTCCATTCAGGCAAATGAAATGAAACATGTCCTTGTGGTGTAATATCAAAAATTTCATTACGCATGGCATACATCCATTGCATTCTATGTATTTTTACATTTCTATTCAGTGATAAAAATTTTCTATCCACATGCTCCAGAGTGTAATCCCGAGGATGCACCATGGCGGTATTTGTTGATGTTTTATGATGTTTGCGACACAGAGCTTCCCAATAGTTGTCTACCCACACCTGTTGTATTCCGCCTCTCAGTTCAGAGTCTGAATTAGGATCTGATGTAAGCATGATGCATTTGTGTAAAGGTATGCCCAATAATTGAATTTTTTCTGCTATTTCATTTATACCATGCATTCGTGCTTCATGTAAATTATGAATTAATAAAAAACATTCAGGATCATTTCTAACAGCATTGATGCTGTCTGTGGACAACACAATGTCTGTGTACACAGGCAGTTGTGACCAATGAAATACAAATTTTAAACCTGACAGCGTGGATAACCAATTGGAGTGATACACAGAATTTATAGGAAAGTTGTCATAGGGAAACACATATTCTACACCACACCATTCACCATGGTGTCCTGGATTTACAAAATAAACAGGATCATATGGACGATCCACGATGTTTTCAATTATTATGCTATATGACAAATCCTGAAACCTGCAGAGTATACTTGTCTTCCAGTCCACAATTACCACTCAGATGCAAATGATCTGAATCCCAAATAAAGCCATCACCGGCTCGCCAATGTGTGCTGGATTGCCATTCTTTATTTTCATCTTGGTAATGTATTAAATGTCCTGGCTTCCAATCTTCTAAATATATATTTGCTCTTACTTTTTTACGTGTGTCGTCAGGATATCTTTTATTAATTTGAAAAAATGTATCTCTGTGACAGGTAACAGTATTACCAGGAGGTTGTAGTATTGTGCTGACTGTGACAATTTCCATGCCTAGATCTCTGCCACTCAGCGGAAAGTGATCCCACCACAGTTGTTGTATGCGTGTGTTATCTTCTGTGTAGCTTTTAGGAAAGCCACCCACATGTAAATCTTTTTGTTCACGCACTTGATATGAAATGCATGAACCATAGTGTTGTGAGTAGTCTGCATTTAAAAAATGATTGCAGTCAAGGTCTAGGTGTATTTGCTTGATCATAATTATATTTAGCTTTAATAAATATCAGTATGAAGCGTATTAAAAAACTAAATCCTCAAATAAATCCCATTACTTTTAAAGACGGCAGAGGCATTATTCAAACCTATTTGCCGGAACAATGGTCCATTAAAGAATGGAATTACATTGTAACACTCAAAGGTGCTGTGAGAGGACATCATTACCACAAAGAGTTTGATGAATATATTATGTTTGTGGAAGGAGAAGGTGTGTACACAGAAATAACCAATGAAGAAGAATTAGTAACTCCTGTTAGTGCTGGAGATTGTATATACTTGCCTCAGAATGTACCTCATACATTTTATCCTACTGCTGATTGTAAAATGATTGCACTACTGACCAAACGCTGGGACGACTGTGATGAACCAATTACCAGAACGAAGTAAAATAGCAGTAACAGGAGGTGCCGGTTATATAGGTGCTAGACTGTGCGAACAATTATTAAATGCCACCTATGAAGTGCATTGCATAGATTGGTTAGCATGGGGCATAGAACCTGTGTTAAACATCATTGATCATGAACGGTTTCATCTACATAAAATGGATATATGCGATCCTGCTGTTGAGCCTATCCTAGCAAGTTGTGATGCTGTGATACATCTGGCAGGTATTATTGGCTTTCCGGCCTGTAACGCACAGCCTGATCTTGCGTACCGAGTTAACGTAGAAGGTACTCGACGAGTCGTAGATGCAAGTGTGGGTAAAATGTTTGTATATGCAAGTACTGGATCCGTGTATGGGGCACTAGATACAGTATGTACTGAGTCGGTTTCCACCAATCCTATTAGCACATATAGTGTTTACAAACTGGCTGGAGAAGAATATTTGGCTGGAACAGACGCTGTGATACTGAGACCAGCCACAGCATTTGGTGTTTCAAATAGATTACGCAATGATTTATTAATAAATGATTTTGTACGCCAAGCATGTCAAGGAAAGGCAATGACTCTGTTTGAAGGACACTTTAAACGCACATTCCTTTCAACCAACGATTTAACACGTGCCTTTTTGTGGGGTATCACGCACAATGATGTCATGCGTGGCGAAATTTGGAATGTGGGTGATGCTCGATTAAATCATACCAAACTAGAAATATGTGAAATAATTAAACAACACATACCTGCTTGGAACTACACAGAAGATACATCATTGAAGCATGACCAAGATGGCAGAAACTATTTTGTTGATTATACTAAAATAAAAAATATAGGATTTTCAGCTGAAGAAACACTGGATCAAGGTATTCGTAATTTAATCACTGTTTATAATAATCTTTAATTGCTGTACAAACAGAAACAATGTCTGCATCAGTGAGATTGGCTTGTCCTGGTAACTGTAATCCTCTGCTACCAATTCGTTCTGTAACAGGAGCATGTCTGGCAAATCTAGAACCATGATAAGGCTGTTTGGCCAGACTTGAATACACAGCTCTACACCCAATATTCTGAGAACGCAGATGTTCAGCCAGTGCATCTCTATCGTCTACCAATATTTCAGGATAGGTTGGTGTGGTTGTGCGAACATTTGTTGCAACAAATTCACAGGTATCTCCCAGCAATCGTCTATATGCTGTGTATATTTCTTTTTTACGATTTACTACTTTCGGTAACCGATTCATTTGCTCACAGCCAAATGCGGCCTGTAGATCTGTAAATTTAAAATTCATTCCCATTATATTATATGTTTCACCAATGCCTACTGTACGACCAAAGTTTTTAATAGCGTGTATGCGTTCTGATATTGCATCATCATTGGTAACAATACAACCGCCTTGTCCAGTGGTGATAATTTTAGGAGCACCAAAAGAGAAAACACCCACGTGTCCCATGGTGCCAATGTGATGTCCTTGATGCCAAGAGCCTAGTGCTTGTGCTGAATCTTCGATCACAAAGTGTCCGCGATCTCGTAAATTCATTATTTCTTTTCTTGCGTTAACAGGATATCTACCATTGATAGATGTCACATACACCACTCTATTTTTTACTCGGCTAAAGTCTATTGTGTAGCTCACAGGATCAACATCAATAAACTCTGGAAATGCACCCATTAATATAGAACCATTTGCTGTGGCGGCCTGTGTGTATGCAGGACAATCAAAATGTTCACTGGGTTGTATATCACTCAACATTGAAGCAAGTAACAGTCCCATTGTTGCTGAAGGAACCATGTGTGCATGTTTGGCACCTGTGTATTCGCAAATCTTTGATTCCATTTCACGAGTAACTGTGTGTTCCATGATCCAACCATCTGAAAACATGTAATCTTTTACAGCATCAATTTCACGGCGATCATACACCGGATTCATGTGTGAGTTAGGAGTAAGCATCTATAAATCCTTTTAATTTTGTTTTTACATGACGATAAAATATTTCATTTCCACGTATGTTTGGATGTACCCAAGACCATACGCCAGCTTCTTCGAACTGTTTCCAATATTCATAGTGTTCGTGTATGGTTTGTATTACATCAGCATTAACATGTTCATAGGGTTCTGGCACTTGGTCGCCATACACCAATTTCATTAATCCTCTGCAGACAGCACCTTTAACTTCTTCGTAGCCCATCCATCGACTGAGATTGTACTGTTTAATGTAATTGAATATTTTTTCATCCTTAGCATATATTTTAATGGTTTGATGTATAAAGTCAACCCCTATATGTTCTGGCATGGCAGTTATTCTACAATGCGAAGCCAGTATCTGTTGCCATGATGGTTCTATCACTGTTAGGTTTTCATAGTCAGCCACCTGCTCTGGTAAAATATCGGCATGCGATCCTACAATGCCAATGGGGTGACCCAGTGAATTCATTTCTGCCAGTTCTGAATCTGCAATGTTGGATCTGTACTGTCGCCAATCATCACGAGTTAACAGCATGGCCACTGTGTGTTGATATTGTTCCAAATAACAGGGCCAAGCCATGTCATGCTCTGTGCGTTTGTGATACAGTTTACCCAGTGGTTCGCAGTATACCCATATTATTGGAGTGTCCTGTGATGCTCCGGACCTACGCACCTGTTCACACAACCAGCCATTGCTGACTCCCATTTTTGGTACACGCAGAGCAGATAGATTGTATTCTTGGGCAAACATGTCACCTATGTTTACCTTTTGTGCATCATCGCCGCCAGGAGTTTCAAAACTCTGTACTGCCCATGAAGGTCCTGCATAGATAAAATCATGCATTATAATACCACTCGTATGTGATTGCAAGAGCATCTTGCATACAATAATGATGTTCCCATCCTAATTCAATTAATCTTTTATTTGAAATTGCACGTTTATTAATGCCCTCTGGCCTGTCTGTATTATACCAAAGTCTACCTTTAAACCCGGCAATGTTTGCAATGCAAGTGGCTATTTCGCTAATAGAAACCTCATAACCACTTGCTACGTTAACTGTATCATACTTGTCGTTATTAACGATAATATCCATGGCTCTTACAGCATCGTCGATATATAATAAATCTCTGCTTTGCCTTCCTGAACCCCATATTTCTATTTCTGTGTGATCATTCTTTACTGCATCAACAAACTTTTGCATTAACGCACCAACGACATGTGCGTGTTCTCCTGTACGATCACCTGGACCAAACATGTTTGTGCATACGGCTGTACGCCATCGATAACCACGTTCTTTATTAATAGCTCTACATTGATGCATACCTACAAGTTTAGGTAACGCTGTAGTTAAATATCCTTCATATATTTTGCCGTCCATCAATTGATCTTCTTGGTATGGTTGTTCACCCAGTTCCGGATAACTGCAAGTACTGCCTTGTAACAATACTCTTTCTATACCTGCTGTGCTTGCCATTTCAAGTAGGTTGTTTTGTATTTTTAAGTTACGCAATAGTAATTCAAAACTACGATCTAAATCCTCTTGTAGTCCTCCTACTGTGGCCGCATTAATAATCATATGCGAAGGGCGTGGACCGTCACGTGTAATATCACTGAATGTTTGTTGATAATGTGTATAATCAGTTGTATCGGTATTACCACCTCTCACTGTGATATTTTTCTTTTTTAAATATTCACGATAGTTACGACCTACCAATCCTCTGTCACCTGCCAAATAATATATCATTTTTTAATTTCCAAATAACCATCACGTTTAAATCTCAGTAGATAATCTCTTGCTGTGGAGTAATGTGCAATAGAATCATATGCCCAAGGTTCAGGCTGTATTAAAGCACGACCACCTGGGTTTAAAAATTTCCGAATATTATTCACAAAGAACACCCAGTCATCCACCGTGTACAGAGTAAAGTAACTGTGTATTTGATTGTCTGCACCTGTTACCTGCCATTCTGTGTTTACAAGATCTCCTGCATGATGCACAACTTCTTCTGTTTTCCAAAACACATTGCTTTTGGTCATTGTTATAACATCATATGTGTCTGGTAACACAAACTCTTGTTGTGGTTTTATATGCAATTCAAAAGGTTGGATATTCATCCATGACCACAACACTTCAAAACTTTCTCTTTTGCCCTGTGAGTGTGCTTCACATTCTGTGGTGCTTACATCAGTATAGCCCAGTTGTTGTAAAGCCCATGGCACAACTCCAAACCACACACCTACATCTAATATCTTTGCTGTTTTTGGAACTGTAGCAAACATTCGTTCGTGCGTGTCCCAATAATCCATTTCTGTGGTTGTGATACGTCGAAAGTAATCTGATTTTTCTGTACGATATAATTCAGAAAAGTCTGTTTGTTCTATTATATTTTTAAGCATCGGTCAAGTATTTCTTTGCATTTAGATTCATCATATTCAAGTGCGACTGTGTTTTTATACCATTCAGAGGTTGACAAGTCAAGGTCTTCATAGTATGTTGGCTCTATGTCTCCAAAATGTTCTTCAATCCAAAGATCTTCTTCATGCATGGCCAGTACTGCACGTTCAAACAGAGCATAATCCAACTCGCCTGCATCGCCTGAAGCATTGTGATATGCTTGTGTGTCGCCTTGTGTTTTTACCCAAGATATTGCTTGTTCTAATTTGTTCCTACGCTGTAGTCTTATAACACGATCTGCTTGTTCTTTTATGTCCGCAACCACTGTGGCAGGTACACCTTGATAGCGAATTATTTTTACTGTCCATTCAGGCATAGCAGATATAATTTTCCAGCGTCTTTGGTGTTCATTGAGCACTTCTGTTAGAGTAGGATACTCATCAAGCTCTATGCTTTGCATGTCTGCGTCATAGCTTTTTAAAAAATGTTCTGCGGGTATAACCGGTCTATTTTTATATGCTTCCACAAAATCATATCTTTCTAGTGCATCTAAAAACCATTTGCTTAATAAATCATAATTTATTTTGCCACTGTGTTTTAATCTTGGTATAATTAAATCTTCTATATTAAAACATTCGTACAAAGGGTTTGGTAGAGTACTGGTTAATGCATGTGATCCTGTGCGTGGTGCGGCCACTATTAATGTTTTCATATCACTTCAACCCGGGGCATGGCAAATATCATACGGCCACCCTTTTCTAACCATTCACGTTCTTTTTTGACGAACATATCTCGAAATCCAAAATTTGGCACAAAGAACACATCAGCATTTTCTCGTGCTTCTTGTTCACTCACAATAGGAATGTTTGTACCTACAGTGAATCTACCTATCTTATCCGGGTGTATTTCGGCCGCTCCTTCAAAGTAGTTGCCTATGTCCCATAACTGTAACATTGTGTTACCTTTTGTTGAAGCACCGTATACATATACTTTTTTACCAGCATTTGTAAATTGTGTTAGTTCGGCTCGTAGTTGCATGCCACGAGTTATAACTGAATCATAAAAGTCGTGTATGGATGATATATCTTCTGTGTGTTCTATAGAACCTGTGCGATATTTTCTTGCCCATATTTGATATGATCCACCCTGTATGTCATTAAAGTATAAATCAAATATTTCTAATCCATTGCGTTCATACAGAGCCACTAAACTTTTGTATGAATAATATTCTAAATGTTCGTGACACACATTGCCTAAATCATTCATTTCCAGCATAGGAGCCAGTGTCATTAATTGTGCAATAAAAATACCATCGTCTGCCAAACACTTTTCTACACTATGAATAAATTCATTGGGATCATCCATATCATAAAACATGCCAATGGCTGTGATAGCTGAGGCTTTGTGTATTGCTATGTCTGATTCTATTTGTAGATGTGAGAACATGGTTTTGATCATTTCATCACAATGTGGAGCAAGTTTATCCCATAGATTAGAAGCAGGTTCACAGCCTATGCGAAATCTATCTGTTTCTATGCCTGATAACAGCGTACCGTCATTGGCACCTATATCCAATACCACATCACCTGGTGAGGTATGCTCGTTGACATATCCTGCAATGTCCAATAGGTTTTGTTTTAGTTTAGGATTTAAACCTGATTCATACCAGTAATGATCACCATACAGTATTTGAGGATCTACTGTATCTTTCATTTGTACTAGATCACATTCGGTGCATTGCTGTAGCACCATGGGTGCTTGACCTCGATGCTCACCTGATCGTGCTGGAAAGTCATTGACGTATATGTCGCCAAAGTTTGCCACAATTTTAACCGGTGATTTACAAACTCTGCAGTTATTGACTGAGTTAATTATTATACCCATGGATTAATTACTGTGCTTCTTTCAGACGGCTCGTGTCCATAGAAATCGTTATGTGCTAGTATATAACAATAATCGCCACTTGTCAAGTGGTCTTCAAAATAAACTGTTCCACCCTGTAGCTCAATTTGTTCTGCAACCACCAAACTGTATGAACCTTCTGTGCTATCAGTTCCGGCTTTGTAACTTTTGCCCAATATGATAACAGGCAATCCTGTTGCTACTGCACGTTTTGCCATCAGTTTGGCTTGTGCCAGTCTGGTTGTGTGTTGATTCCAGGCTGGATCATAACCTAATTTTTGACCTGAAATGTAACTCATCATTAAATTATCACGTGGGTGACAAGGTCCACCATCACCCCAACCTGGTCGCATGTATGCATCGCTGGTTATAAGTTTGTTCGACTCTCCAAGCCAACGCATTACTTTTTGAGCATCTGCATTACCCACAACTTCATATGCTAGATCAGATGCCCAATTGGCAAAGTTTATCTTTTGTATGATCCAACAGTTGTACAGCACCTTGGCCATTTCTGCTTCTTGCCAAGTGCCCCAATGCTTTGGTGCATTGCTTAATCTGGATACCAGTGCATTCACTGAACGATTGTACACTCCACCAATGAACCAGCAGTCAGGTTCTATCAATCCATCAGCAACATTGCCCTGTGAAATCAAAAAAGGCATGTAGATTAATACACAATTTTTTGTGTGCAGAGTACGAATTGTGCCAGGTGATACTGTGCAACCAACGATAATAACTTTATTTTCAAAATAATTAAGTGCAGAATTTAGATTGGTATAATCATAATCACCATAATCCTGAGTGGTAGGAGTGTCCACACATATCCATATGACATCACATGCACGAACATCTTCAAGTGTGTCGTACTGTTCATGAATATCAAACTTCTTGACAACAACATTTTTTTGTGTTAGAACATCTGCTAACACAGAGCCTATGTTGCCCACACCCACAATGCCCACAGAAGGCATACGATCCTCATGATATAGATCTATTATGTGTGGTGTTATGAGTTCATTAACTGTTTCATCTATTACTTGCGAAGGTCTTTGATCATCATGTATAAATTCATCTAGTACACTATCTATATGTTCATGTCCTGTTTTGCGTATATCATCTAAATCAATGCAATAGCGTAACGGATATTGATCTAAAAAACTGTGTTGTGAGAGCAAATGTACATCCAGTTCATGCTTATTGCCCTTTGCATTGTTTACAGCATCCTCAAACGACCAGTCCTGATTAACCATGGCTCTTTTTATTTGGCCAACAATTCTTTTTTCAGGCTGTCTCACAAAGGCATATCCTATTAGACCTGTGACATCATAATTGTTTTCTAGAGTATAACCAAACTGTTCTGCAATGTACAGAAATTTAGTATTGCCGTTACGCCATATAGGTACAAAGAATGTACCTTGCTGTGTGTTTACCCATACAGCATTATCCCAAATGCTCATATCATTGGCATTGTCAATTACTTCTTGTGGTGTCATGCAAATATACTTTCAAGTTTTTTATTCTGTTGGTCTGTGAATGCACCAAAGAAATGACGATAGTTGTGTTCTAGAACGCTGTGCATTTCATCTGTGTACGGTTGATTTAAATCTATGGTTTGTACAATATTTTGAAGTTGATACATTACTTTCTTTATTCTATTATATATGCCAGGCTGTGTGTCATAACTTTCACCCCAAAAGTTATTAAATGTTTTAAAACCCATGCGTTGTAATTCTTTCAAACTGTTTCGATCTCCAATGATTAAAAAAGGTTTTTTATTAACAATAGCACGAGCAATTTTTTCTGTCAAATAAACTTTATTATCGCTGTAATTAAATTCTGTTACAATTTCTGCAAAGCAGTCTGCAGATGCATTCCGAGTTGCTAGAGCTTCAGGCACATACTGTACATCAGTGGATACATCATATGAATCACCAATGTATTGTCTACCATTGAACTCAGCAAATGACATGTCAACTTCGTCTGTGTATGCTCTTATGGTATCTTCGTAGAAGGTTTCATCCAGTTCAGACCATTCGTGTGCGGTGTATGTGCAATGCTGTAACAGTTGATGTTTATATGCTTCATGCAGAGCCAACACTCGATGTGTGCGTAAACGTCTGTTCAACCACAAAAAATGTTTACGAAAACTGGTGGCAGTTTCTACAGGATAATTTTTAAGCATGGACCAGCGTAAGAAAGGTTCATTGTAATCATATATGGGCCAGTCTGTGTGTTGTACAACTCCTTGTATGCTGGAGCCACATACAAATCTTGAACCTGCAAGTAAATCACGTGCTTTCAAACTGTGATACAGAGTATTGTATAAATCCAATGAAGTGAATTCACCTTCCATGTTGGGTGAGTGTGCTTTTTCTTGTTCGTTCATGGTGGTCCACCAATCCTGTAACAGAAATACCAGTCGAGTATCGCCAGCACGTATGCTGTCCCAATGTGTTTCAATGGAGTCAGCATAGTTTTTGAAGTATTCTGTTTGTGGATCAGTTTCATATGTGGCTGAACCATTCAGCCCTGGTAACCAATACGGATGACTCTTTATGATATATTCTTGCACAGGTGAATCACCAATGATTGCACAGATCTCATCATGGTTTATACCCCATTGATTTAAGTTTGCAAATAGATCATAATAACGATCGTCTGACAGTAGATTTATTTTAGAGTGGAACGTTTGCGTCATGCCAATAGTCTTTAAATTCAGGTACAATGTCCAGTATACAAGAGTTGCGTATACGATCCAATTTGTTGGATTCAAAAATCATTTGTTCCCACAGTGATTCATCGCGAGGTGTATTCATGATATGATTCATTAATCCTTCAATGTTTTTTGAATCAACCCAATGCCAAGGTTTTGCTTGAGTTTTTACTTCTGCTATTGTTTCAGTTATGGCTTTGTATCCTTTTTCTTTTATTTCATCTGGCATGTGTATAGGATCCATGTATTCTGGTTGTGTAACTTGAATTGCAAAAGGAAACAGACCTGAATGTCCATCAAATTTTGCTGTGTATCTCAATAGGTCTGGAAAGTTTAACCAAGTTAAACTGCTCATGGTTGAATGAAATTGAAATGTCCATTTGCTTTCTTGTATATTTTCCCAATTAATTTTACCTAATTCTTTACGCCATGTTTTGAGTTTATTCATGTTGCGTTCCCACTTGCTCCATTTGCCGGGCCAACGAACATATTCGTTTACTGCACCAATACCATCACATGACAAATTGAATCCTACCTTTTTTAATCGATTCCAAGACTCTTTGCTTTTGTCTTGTATGGCCAATCCGTTGGTGTTAAACTGTATGCTGATTTCTTCTGCTCTGCCTGATTGCATTATGCGTTCCATGATTTGATAATATTTTTCATTGAACAGAGGCTCTCCACCTAAAAAGTTGATGTGTTTTACTGTGGGCAGTATATCTGTCAGTATTTTTTCAAAACGATCTGATTCATACCAATCAAATGTTAGATTATCATACTTGGTACGCCAAAAATCCAGTTGTGGATGATGCACCATATCTTCTTGCCACATGCTGGATGACCATGGATTGCACATACGACATTGAATGTTACATTTGTTACCCAGAGTCATTTCAACATATTCTATTTTTATTTCAGTGGGTGGTTCTGTGTAGCCCATGTACATGTCTGACTTGGGATCCATGAACCATTGATTGTAGTTTTGTCTGTATGAAAAACCACCATTGTCTTCTACTGTCCAACAGCGTTTGCACAGCGAATGTCTTTTGCCATCTTTGATATCTTCTCTCAACTGTTTGTGCCAAAGGTTATCCATTGGATTATCCACGTCTTGCACTTTGTCCATGGGTACGCCTGATTCTCTAAATGTTTTGCTGTGTATGTCATAGTTACAGCAGGGTCTTACATGCCCCACAGGATCAATGCTCAAATGATTGAAAGGCAAAATACAGTAGGTGTCTGGATTCATGTGTCTTTTTATTCTCTTAGGCATATTCTGGTGTACCTTTGCTGTATTTTGTAATGTAAATGTCTGTGCCACAATGACAATGCGACTTGGGACATATGATTGAATCAGGTAATTCTAATGTCAACTCCGGATCGTATAGGTTGCCCACACGTGGCATTACACCACAGCTTCCCATATCAATGTGTCCTTCACAGTTGATAAAAATACTTTCCATTGGTATCATGCATTTCCAACCTTTAAAAAAGTTTTTGTTTTCTGCAACGATTCTATTACAGTTGATTGGTTGTTCTGTGCCATCTGCATACACTTCTAAACTTGCCATGCCTTCTGCTTTGGCTGGCACTCCAAATTTTATATCCTGTTCCAAGTTTGTGGTTTCTAAAAACTTTTTGTGTTCAGGATTCTTGTAGTTGTAAGGGCGTGTTGTGTGTGACAGTTCTTCAAAAATAGGCACATACTCGATACGCCAGTTATCATCTTTCATTTCTTGTTTTATTCTTTTGCTAAAGTCTATCACTTGGTCCCACGTGGGTTCATGCATCATCATACGCCCACATAGATAATTGACTTTGTCAGATAAAAACTTGTACACTTTCAAATAGTGATCAGAATCTACAAACTCTGGATGATAACTTGCAACCACATCATCAAAGTAATGCACATTCTTTTCCCACCATGCTAACTTGTTGGATAGATTTGTGTTTACTGCAAACTTTACTTCTGACATACCAGATGCAAGTATATGATCCATTATCTTTGTGAGTGGCTTCCAATAACCTGGTTCGCCACCAGAGAAAAACACTTTCAGTCTGGTATAGCCTCTTGCAAGTTCATAGTCAATCAATTTGGTAAGTCCACGTTTCACAGATTCAACATCTAGATTTAAATTGGTGCCTGACCAATTAGACTCGTTGCAATAGGTACAGCGAAAGTTACACAGATTGCTGACCTGCCAGGTTATGTTTACAAATGGATCACCTGCTTGTACAATCTTAACTAGTTTGTCCACTTGCCTGAGCCTTTCCATTGATACTTGAAACTGAAATCATGTGTTCTCCATTTTGCAAATATATTTTTATCATTCATCCATTCTATTTTATCAAACGCTTTATATGGATCACGTTCTTTGTAATAGTCTTGTCCTTTCCATGCCAGCCTACGAGCTCGCACAACCGAGCTGGATACCTCTTGATGAAAATTAACATTTTGATACACATCATTCTGCAAATGATTTATTTTGTAAATATGTGACTCAGGTCCATTGCCAATTGGTTCATCTACCCATTCAAAACCAACTTGGTCCTGTTGATAATCCCACCAAAAGTATGCTTCCCAATTTCCGTCATCATCAATTTCAAAATCATAGTTTGCATCCAGTGGAGCCGCATTTCTGTCTCCCCACTCTTCGTATTCCCATTCCTTGACAAATTTGAGGTTAAGTTTGTATCCGCCTCTGGCACGCCAACATATTCTTAGGAAAGGCCATATTTCATTCACAAGGCTGTCTGCAAAGTTACTTATACCTGGTTTAATGATGTTGTAATCAAAATCAGCATAGTCGTATTCAATTTCTTTTTGTAGATGCCAGTCATTGAATTCTATGGTGTAATGACGTTCTGCTAGATTGCGTCTTCTAGGAGTATGAGGTACACCACCTTCTCCAATGCCATAATATCCTTCTGACGGATATAAATTACTTGCAATTATATCAGTGAACATAGAGAATGTTTTCATTTTGATCAACTTGTGTACAATACTTGCTGTTTGATCTGCTTTCATCCAATGTCCGTAATAATAGAAAGGAAACAATCCATACTTTCGCATGTCCTGTCCTACGATGGTATCCACACCCACATTAAATCCTGTGCCTTGACTCATCTGATATAAACCATGATGTCTTACTCTCCAGCACAGCGTAAATGTATCTTCAAGGTCTTTGGGTGTTTCATTTGGAAAACCCACAATCCAATTGGTCATTGATTTGATGCCTACTTTGTGTCCATCAATAAAATTTTGCTCCATTTCTGGAAGTGTAACTTTTTTGTCCATTGCCAGTAGCACACTTTCTGAGCCTGATTCAGTTCCATAGTTAAGCACTTCGCAACCGCCATCTTTGAGTGCCTGCATGTATTCTAAATCCATACGCCCATCATGTCGACAATAGCCTGACCATTTGATGTCGCCCATGCCTTCTGCTTTAACGCCTTCCACAAACGCTCGAAGTTCTTTTAAATTACCATTTACTAAACTATCAACAAAATAAAACACACGAGAGCCATAGGTGTGATACATGTGTCGTACTTCATCTAGTGTGCTTACTGCGGTACGCTGTCTGTATTTGTAATAGTGTGTTTCTTCACAGAATGTGCATTTGGCAACACAACCTCTTGATATGGCACACAGAGCACCATCTCCAAATCTGTATTTTTCAAACTGCATGTCTGAATAGTCAGGAAATGGCAGATTGTCCAATGAAAATCTAACAGATTCATCCTGCCTAATTATTTTTGATTTGTCTTTCTGTTCTGAAAATGTAAACCCTGTTTTCATTTCCTGTGCGTTAAGAATATTCAGTATTGCCTGTTCGCCTTCGCCTTGCACAACAATTTCATACCATGGTTCTGGCTTAAACCAAGAATAGTGTGTTTGTGGACCACCTATAATAATCTGTGTATCAGGTCTGCGTTTTTTAATTTCTTTGATCATGTAGTCTGTGGGTTCTTTGTTGCAATAGTATAAACTGAACCCAACAAAGTCAGGTTTGAATTTGCAGATGTCATCTATTGCTAGATCCAACACAGGTTTCACAAATTCATGTAAATCTTTCCAGTACTGTTCTCCTAACCAATGCCAATCTCTTGGACCGTCCCACGGTTGCCATTCCAAACCCCATTCGTCGTTGGTTTCCCAATTATGATATGCTTCAACATTTAGATCATATGCTTTGGTTCTATAACCTGCTGACTTGGCCACTCCAGCCAATTTGGCAATGCTGTAGTGCGGGAAACCTGGATCCCACTCTGGACACATCACAAGTGCTAGTGAAGTTTTACGATTATAATCACGATCAATCACAATATCTTGTAGGCCTTTTTGTCGGCCTTTGCTGTACTGCTCCATCACTCGCTGAGTGACAGTACTGCGATCTTCTATGTAGGTTCCATCATTGCTCATATTTTAATGCTCGTGCCAATGAATCAAACAGCTCATACCATTTCTTGTCAGGCTGTCTTTGCCTGTCTAACACAGTAGAATAATCAATAAACTTAGATCGAAGCTCTTCTGCATTTTCCATTTCTTCTACATTTTCTAATAGATTGCACACTTGATCTATGCCGTGTTGATACCATATGTTTTTGATACGCACCGGTGGTTTGTACTGTCTTAGATAATATGCATATTCTTTTCTAACTTCCAGTGGTATTATTCTAGTATTTAAGTATGCTGGATGATCCAATATGATAGGGCTCCATATGTACACTCTGCCTCGATCATATGAAAACCCAGATCTATAATGATGCAACCAATCCAGTATTTGAGTTGGAGCATCAAAGTTGTACACTTGATAAACTGTGTAATGTTTAATCAACCAGCTCTGCGGAAACGTCACAGTAATTTTTGCAAGGTTGTCTTCTACCTTTTGCCACTTGGTTGGAAAACGTATGTACTCGTTTCTTTCTCTAACATCATCTATAGATACCTGTAGTTCTCCGTTATTAAACTGCGACATTGTGTTAAAAAACTTTTCATCCCAATTGGTTAGATTGGTTGTTAGAGCAATGTAACAGTCTTTGTTGCCTGAGTCAAGTATAGTTTGCATGACTTCTGTGTTGCGTTTTATAAGTGTGGGTTCGCCGCCTGTGAGATACAATCGTTTGAGTGTGGGGGCAATTTTTCTAATTGTTTCAATGAACTCTTCATTTTCCCACCATACCCAATTGGCTTGACGAGCAAGGTCAAGCTCGTAGTTCCATTCATCTTTTAACCAGTCTGGAGTTGCTCTGCGTATAGGACCCGGTGCCATTATTTTTGAACGTTCATCATATATTCTATCAGAGCTCAATGACCAACAGCTATTGCAACGCAGGTTACAAAAATTACCCAAGCGTAATTCTAAACTCTGTGGCAAAGGTGGATTAGGATCTTGATAGTCTTTTGCATACAAGCCACGATCTTTTAATTCTGCAAACGCACTTTGCCTACTGCTACGCAGGCCTTGATCTTCCAAGTTCCAACACACATTACATGCTTCAGGTCTTTCTCCGTTGAGTAACTGTTTGCGTATGGTTGTCATATAATCTGAGTTCCATATTTCTTCCACACTATTGTTACCAAAGTTTAACTCACGCCCATCTTTGTCAGTGGCATGTATATTTTCATTGATGCTACAGCATAGCTTGACACTACCTTCTGTGTTACTGTTTAAATTTACAAAAGGATACAAGCAATATGTTTTACTCATGGCCATGAAAAGTCTATCACATCCTGTAGTTCTGGTATAGCTTCGTGCCACTTTTCATTTCTTATAATATCCCATTGATCAAATTCTTGTTTGCATTGTTTCAAATGCTTAACACTATCCTCTTCGGATAGTTCTGTGTTCATAAATTTAAGCAAACCATTACCTGCTGTTAAAAATTCTGCGGCTGGCCATTTTGAATCATCAAAGTTATCTAAAGACCCTACCCATACCAACAGTTCTTTCCAACGTTTTGTAACTCGCTGTTTGTATTCAGTGGGTAAAATTTGTGTGCAAAAATGATTAGGATCTAATAGATTGTTGATACGCACATTACCAGGTTTAATCAATCCTTTGCGTGTCCAATCTTCAATGAAGTCTGGCAGATGTAACACATTCATCAAACTCACAGTTGGGCATATATCAAATTCTATTTCTGGTGTGCGTTCTATCATCAATCGTCTGTTTGCTTCAATGTCTGACCACACAGTTCCTTTGCGTATAAATTCAGCATGTGAACCCATACCATCTAAACTGGCACTAACTGTAACATTTTTAAATTTAGGCCATAGGTCAAGTATGTTTTGTCTTTTATATTCCAGTTGAGAAAAGTTTGTGGTGTACAGAATTGAAATGTTTTCAGCATGTCCTGTTTCTACCCAATGATTCATTATTTTCCAATGTGTATCAGTGATCATTGGTTCACCACCTGCCCAATACACTTCTTCAACTGTGTCTAAATAAGGCCACAGCTCTTCTTCAAATCCTTTTTTGTTTTTGAGTTGTATGTATTTTCGTTCTGCTAAATCTTTTGGTACAGATCCAAAACGTTTTACAAAATCATCATACCATTGTGTGCTGAATGTGGGTGAACAACTTCTGCATGACATGTTGCATAGATTACTGAAACGAAAATCCATGTATGTAAAATTCATTTCTTCATGATGCCCATCTTCTTTGGTTGACAACACTTTGTCAAAATGATGTTTAAATTTGTAATTCATGTTCTTGCGTAATGTGTATGCATCACCTTCTGATTCTAATCTATAACATCTTTTACATTCAGGAGACGGTTTGTTGTTCAGCATGTTGCGTCTTAGTCTACGAGCAGTTTCTGAATTCCACAGTTCTTTCAAGGTGCTTGTGTTGGTGTTGCCATACTCTTTGTCATCATGATGATCAGCCAAACAACAAGGAAACGCACGACCATTGGGCCATACGTGCATGTGTATCCACGGTGACAGACAAAATGTTTTACTTTCATTTAAAAGAAAATCTTTATCTAACTGCATCTTCTATTCCTACTAACTCCGGAAACGTTTCTCTGAAGTTTTCCTTTCGTATTTGATCGAGTCTTATGTTCATATCCATAAATCTCTGTATGTGATGATACTTGGCAGGTTTGCGTTCAACAAACGTTATAATGTTTTGCCATTTTTCTGTATCGTGGGCTCCTATTGTATTTAGGTATTCTATGTGTTTTTCATACTTGTCTCTGACCTGTTTCTTCCAAGCATCAGGTAAATTTTGTGCCCTCATGTAATCAGGTTCAAACAAAGTGTTTGCCAAACTGATTGCATTAGCATGTATCAGTTCTTCTTCTACCCATTCTCTGTGAAAGTCAGGCAAGTGTAGAACGTTGTACAGACTGATGGTAGGTGAAAGAAAGAAGTTGGTGTCTGGGCATTCACGCATCATGTCACGTCTATTGTCCACAATGGTTTGCCATACTGTGCCAGCACGTATGTATTCACCTCTGGCCCATGTGCCGTCAAGACTTGCACCCACACTTACATTGGGTAGTTTGTTCCAATAGTCAAATGCATGTTTATTGCCCAAATGCATTTTACTGAAGTTTGTGGTGTAATCAATTTTAAGTTCTGAGTTGCCTGCTTCCAACCATGTGTCCAACATGCGATAGTGTTCTTCGGTTATAAGTGGCTCGCCGCCAGCAAAGTAGGCATACTCAACTTCTGTAATCCTTGGCAGTATGTCTGTCCAAAAGTTTTTGGGTAAACCTTTGTACATGGGCCGACCAGAATCACCATACATTTCTATATAATCTTTGTGCCACTGAGTGCTGAACTCTGGAGAACAGCTTCTGCATTTCATGTTGCATAGGTTGTTAAATCTAATATCCCAATACAACATTCTAGGATCATCATGTGTGTAATCTTCATTGGTTGCTAACACTCGTTCCCAATGCTTGTCACCAAAGTTGTTGTTAAGGCTGGTACGCAGAGTCCATATGTTTCCAGTCTGTTCACTTTCAACACACTTTTTGCATATAGGATTAAATTTATCGTTGAGAACGGATTTGCGTAGGTTACGCATGACTTCGCTGTTCCATGCTTCTTCAAACGAAGAGTGATGTAGATTGGCCATGCCTTTGCCGTTCATTACACCTTGTGTTTGAATAGCACAACAGGGATATGCCTCGCCACTAGGCCAGGCATGCATTGTAACCCATGGAGCCATACAAAAGTGTTTGCTTTCTTTTAGTGCATGTTCCTTATTTGTCCTTAACTGGTCCAAACCTTGCTACCTCTTGTTCATTGTCGTACATTATAGTAGGCAGGTTATTTACTTTTCTGTGATTTATCAATGATTGAGCCAATGCTGGATAATGCCAAACAAAATCATCGTCCCAATGAAATTCAACTAACCCCTCTGCTAATAGTTCTCTTTTAATTTCACCATTGTATTCTATATCTTCTATGCGTCTCAAAGATGAACACAAATCATAGAAACCAGCCATTTCTGGAAATGTCTTTTTAAAATTTGTGCCTCTTCTTTTATCTGTAGCATCAATAAACAGTATCCAATTCCTACGTGCATCATCTACCTGTCTTGGTGCTAAATGGTGATCGGGTCTCAAAGACCCTCTTTGTTTTTTAATATCTTCCCAAACTGCAACCACACGTTGCCATGCGGCCATTTCTTCTTCACTGAAATAATTGTGATATGCATCATTGTGAAAATCTTTTGGATATTTTTCCCAATTATTTTTCCAGCGTTTTGTTTCTAAATATGCTGTGGCTAGATGAAAGTATTCATCAAACTCATCTGGTAAACCTGCAAGTGTCCAGTGATTTGGTTCTGTGCAATGCGGAATGTCAAACAACACTTTGGGCCAATCCATACCATTGTGTAGATCGTTCCTCCATTTGATTACTTGCTTTAAAAAGTCTACATAACTCGTGACACACATGATATTAAATGTGTTCATAATGGTTACACCATTGAATTTTTTTGCCATTTGTCCTTGTAAACCTTTCATAACAGTATACAAGTTTTCTTCCCACAGTTTTAGATCCAATCCATTTCTTGTGTATGTTGCTCGATCTCCCCAGCTTTCAATTGAAGTGTATATGGCAAATCTTCGTACTTGATCTGCATCTAATATTCTATTCATTGAATCAACGAATCGTTTTATCAATTTAGGTTTTACATTGAAGTTGCTGTTAACTTGAAGCACTAGGTCTTTGGTTTCGCCAATACCATTTTCTTCCAGTTTCTTTAAGAACTTCCAAAAGTTTTGTTGCAATAAAGGTTCGCCACCGGTGATACGCAACACTTTTAATGTTTTTCGCAAATACGGCCACCATTCCCAAAATGCATCTACATATGGATTATCATCTTCTGGGTAAATTTTTTCATCTAAATTTTGTAAATGTTCTGCGTCTTTGAATGGTCCATGTTGATTCATTTCTTTCATCCAGGCTGAACTTGCCTTGGGGTGACAATATGCACAACGCATGTTACATTCGTTGCCAAAACTTATTTCTAAATATGTGGGTCTGTAATTGTGATCCCAACCATTTGCAAGTATCTGTTCATGTGCATCTGGTGTGAGCAGAAGTTCATTTTTACTTTTAATAATTCTATCTGAAATAAGACCACCGTGATCTTCGCCAGGACCACCAATTGCTTCTACACGCCAACAGTAGTTGCATTCTTCAGGCTTTTCGCCCATGAGCATTTGACGTCTGCGTTCAATTTTGTGTTTGGTATTGTGCAATGCACCCGGATTACCTTTGAGTTCATTCAATGGAATATTATGTGGTAACGGATGGTAACATGAATGTGTTTGTCCACTCTGTAAATATATTGTGCTGGTAAAGAATTTAGCTGTACACATGGTATCACAACCATACTTGTTACGCATGTTATCTCTTTCTATAGCGTAGTCTACATTCTTATACAT